AGTTCTTTTGAGTTAGCGAAGTCTAAGTTAAGCGTAGGTCGAACAGAGTGTCGTACTTGACTTGTAGCAATAGCGCCGTCTACGTCTAAAGTGTGAACAGGGCTTACTGAGCCTGTGCCGATACCAACGTTACCAGATGAGTTGATCGAAATATGTCTACCATGATCACCATAGCTGACGTGTACTAAGTCTTCACTTTCGTCCCATCTAAACTCTGCTTTAGTTACATTGGAACTGCCATTATTATTAGTAATCTTGATAATACCATCGGTGCTTGTCTCATCGTTATTAGAGTCCGTTTGAAGATTTAAGATATTATAAGTGTCGCTGTGTATAGTCAAGCCTACATCAGCAATGGTCATCTTCACATCACCACTAGTTTGTGGAGAGTCTGTAGATGATATATTATTTTTGAATATGATATTACCAGTGCTTGACGTAGATCCTATAATGACATCGTTGCTATGATAACCAATCTTACCTCTATTACCACCTTGAGGTCCTATATCAATATGAGGACTAGTTGCACTTATATGAAGTAATGCATCAGGAGAAGGTGTTCCGATACCAACGTAGCCATTGTATTTTAAAACTAATACATCATCTAATGTTGCGTCAGAACCAGATACTCCGCTAAACTTTAATGATCCATATGCATGGGCGCTACTTTGTCCGTCTGTACTAGCGCCAGGTGTTGCTAATTGAATAGCCCAGTAATCTTTATTAACTCCACCGTAATCATTGATTGATCTGTCACTGCCAATACTGAAAGCTTTATATACAGTGTTAGACACTATATTCGATGTGTGTCTGATTGTACCTACAGTATCAAGTTTGTGTTGTGGAGTAGATGTTCCGATGCCAACGTTACCTGCAAAGTAGTTTTTCTCACTTGCTCCGGCTTGATATAGACCATAGTTGTTGGTAACAGTAGAGCTATTTAACCCATTTGTTCCTATATACACACTGTATAAATTAGTGAGAGTGGCTCCAGAAGCTACGTTAGCCTGAGAATATATGTTATAGATGCTACCAGTAACATTATTTGACATTGTAGGATTAGCAACAATACCATATTGAGTTGTACTAGTACTTGTGCCAGTACCCGAAATCTGAAATCTTCTGTCAGTTCCAGATCCAGTAGTGCCGATGCTCAATGATTCGCCGCTTGCGTCCCAGAACATCTTGACGGCGTTACCTCCGGTATTGTAGAAGCTGATATCACCAGTACTATGAGAAACTTGAAGTCTTGGAGTTCGTGTAGAGTCATTGTCTGTAGTAGTTCGAATGGTAAATGCACCGCCACTCGAAAATAAAGCAGTATTCAGGTCTGTAGTGTCTGATTCATATAGGTAAATTCTTGGTGCACTGCTAGTAAGAGTCAGGGCACTTGGAGCAGTTATCTCATGTGAAAAGTCGAATGCATCATTCGTAGCATTCCATAGAATACTTGCGTTAGTAGATGCATTAACTGCATCTTGTATTGTGATACCAGCGCCATCTGCACTAGCGGATGTGTCGTTGCTTGCATGGTAGTTGAGCGTGATGTTCTTATCTTCGACATCAAGGGCAGTAGTGTTGAGTGTTACTTGAGTGCCTTGTACGGTAAGATCGCCAGTGACAGACAAGTCACCGCCAACGATCATATCACCACTAGAGTTGAAATCTGTTACGCCGGTGATAGTACCGTCTACATTAATTCCAGCATTAAACGTAGCCGCACCTGCCGCTGACATATCAAGGGTGAGGGCGTTAATAGCAACGCCACCATCATTACCTTGGAATCTCATATCCGCATCTGCATTAGATGCTTTAATATCCATTCTGCCAGTAGCTAAGTCAATAAACCCTATCTGCCCTGAACTACCTTTAAATAGTATTTGATTGCCATGAGCATCAAGGACAATGTCGCCCGCTACTGAATCCAGTGTCATATTACCACTTGATAACGCTAATGTGGTTCCGTCAAGTGTGAAATTATCTACAATGACTGAGCCGAATGTACCTGCGGCTGTCGTATTAATAACAACTGCTGAATGTAGGTCAGATCCTACTATAGTTCCGTCTAGTATCTGGGATGATTTTACTCTAGTTGCCATGTTACACCCCTACCTGTATACGTTGCGCTTTGATTGTCGTGTTGGTTGTAGTGGGAGATACCAGCAATCGAACATTGTCTGCGTTGATGTCGCCATCTATTGTTCCCAAACTCGCATTTGAAAATATTGTTCCGTATTCTGTCATGTAAACTGTTGTCCCATCGTGAATTAGTAGCACTTCTGTTGCATGATAATTAGTTCCTTGTGTCATCTGCACTAGATATTTAGCAGTACGATATTGTGCTCCAGAGAACGTGTCAACAACTTGGTTTAATGTGCTTGCTGTAAGAGGAGTATGTATGGGCTTTAACACATCGTGGTCTACAAAAGATGCAAGAGACATCGTTGAAATCTCTACAGTGCCTGCGCCAATTGCTTGATCTAGAACGATAGACGTTCCGTTGCTTGCAGTGAAATCGAGTCCGTCTACTAACTTAACACCGTTTGCATAGACCGATATCTTTGTTGGGTCATATGCTAGAGTTTGGTTATTATCATCAGCACCAGAGAATGTGGTCTGCGATGAGTTAAATGTGTATGTGAATGTTTTAAAGTCTCTTAGAGTGACGCTAGCCACTAGAGCATCGTATATTCTGATTTCAATTGCATCACTCGCTAGAGGAGCGTCATTGAATGTCAGAGATTGACCACTGAAGCTATATTCAGTGATGTGCTGAAGTACACCGTTAAGATATACTGAAATGTATTGATCGCCTTTAGGAATAGCAGGCATCGAGTAAACTCTTAGGGAGCCATTGCCGGTATATGCTACTACATGAACATTATTTTCACTTGCGCTACTACCGCTAAACGTGACGATGGAATCTGTTCCACCTACCGACTTCTTAACATATATCCTACCGTCGTAGGTATTGAGTGCTACCTCGCCTAAGCCAAGATCGGAAGTAGCAGGAACTTTACCTGCGACCGCACTTCTTTTTAATTTAATAGTTGACATCTGTCCTCACACCTGATATAATAGCTATATAGCTTCTAAGTTAGAATAAAGATGCTTAATGGTATATACCGAACATCTTCATCTCATTAATAATTGTATTTAGAACGTTCCACCATCTATGGTGTCTACTGTAACAACACCTCCAGAACTAACGTCAAAGTTTGTTGCGTTAAATGTAGATGTACCGATTCCACCTGCCGCATCTGCTAAGTTGTTCTTTAGAGTTACTGCGGCAGTTTCTGTGCCATTTCCTGTTATTACTAGTCCGTTGTTTGTTGTGCTATTGTTGTCTGTAGCACCGCCTGTAGCTTGTACGATAGTAGCAATATAATTACCAGTCGTATCAGTACCAAGAGCAACTGAGTTAGCTTGAATCGTAACTGCCATAGAGTGGTTAGTATCACCCATGTCAGACATGTTGATAGTACCAGCTACATCACCAGTTAAAGCGAATGACTTCTGAGCAAACTTAATAGCTTTTACATTTGTATCAGCTAGAACAAAAGTTCCATCTTGTGTGATGACGTTATCGGTTAAGTTACTATCTACAAGTTCATCAAAGATATAGAATTCATTCGATGTAGCATCTCTGTATATACCAGCAAACTTATCTGCGCCATCATTGTATCTACCTACAAAACCAATATCAACACTATCTGATGTATTGCCTGATGCAAGTCTAATAAGAGCATCTTCAACATCTAATGTATTTGTGTTTACTGATGTGGTTGTACCGTTAACAGTTAAGTCGCCACCGATGATTGCGTTACCAGCAGTTTCGAGATTACCGTTTGATGCATCTACGGTAAAGTTAGTCGTTCCTACTCTAAAGCTACCAGTTACATCAGTTGGGTTATTAATCGTTGTCTTACCAGTAGAAGCACCGATACTAATTGCAGTACCTGCTCCACCAATATTAAGAGTGGTCGCTGTAGTGTTAACTAGATTGAATGTTGTTTGGTCGGTAGTGATGTCACCACCTTTAACCAATAAGTCTCCAGTGAGTACAGTGTTTCCGCCTACATATAGATTTTCTGCGATACCCACACCACCAGCAGTGATAAGAGATCCAGTTCCATTAGACGTAGAAGTTGTTGTGTTTAAAATACTTAGCTGATCTTCATCAAGGAACATTGCTCTCTTATTAGAGGCAGCCCCTGTTGCAGTATAGAAGTGTAGTGTATCGTCTGAGTTACCAGGACTAGTTTCAGCAATGATGAATGTTTGACCATCAACCGATCTTACTCCACCTAAGGATGACCAGTTAGCTCCTGAGTATCCTTCGAATTGAGTATTCTCACTGTTATATCTAATAGCACCAGCAACATTAGGTCCCTGTTGAGCATTTGTACCAACTGGAATAACAAACCCATTTGTTCCAGTAATTGACACGTATCCTGTGCCAATTGGATCTAATACTAGGTTAGTGTTTGTGCCTAGTGTTGATATAGTATTGCCATCAGTGCGAACGCTGTCTACGTTCAATTGACCTGTTACAGTAGCTACGCCAGTAAGTTGTGTGGCAGCCGCAACTGTGAATGTTGTTCCATCGAATGTTAGATTGGCATCATCTTCTATTGCGCCGCCTGCGCCTGCAATAACAATTCGATTGTTGGTCAGGTCTTCGACAACTGCACTTGCTAGTGTTGACTCGCCGTCAACATTTATTGTGCCAGTGATTTGAGTGTTACCATTTGCGACAGTTACATCGAATACTTCACTGCCACTAACGCCAATATGGAAGTTAGTTCCATCAAAGCGGAATTTAGCATCATCTTCTAGTGCGCCTGATGTGCCAGCGATTGTGATCCTGTTATCTGTTAAGTCACTAACGATTGCGGATGATAATGTAGTCTCACCCGTGACACCTAATGTGCCTGCGATTAACGTGTTACCAGTTGTATCTGCTACAGTAAATTTATTTGTGTCTACGGCTATACCAGCGTTTGCATTGACTAATCCAGTGAATGTTGCACTAGACGCAAAGTTGGTAATAGCATCCATCTCAATCGTACCTGTGCCGGCAGGATTAAGTATAATGTTTCCGTTAGTGTTAGTAGATGATAGAGTGTTTGTGTCTAACTTTAAGTTATCTACATCTAATACGTCTAGTTTACCGTTAGAGTCTACGATTAACGCAGAACTAGCGGTTCTAGTTCCGTGAACGTGATCTAGTAAGTTTGTAAAATACTTACCGCCAATAACATCAACGACATTCGCTATGTTGTCTGTTTCGCCGCCGGTACCGATAAATAGTCTATCACCGCCGTTTGCTTGTGTACCACTGCCGTACGCATATCCCATCTCGCCTAATGCGAGAACGCTAGATGGTGCGGCCGTACCGGTGGATCTTCTGATCTTAATTATAGACATTAAAAGTTGCCTCCATTTATAATTGTATTTATATTATCGAGTTCAGTAGAAGCTTCCCACTTCGTACTGGTACCATTGTAGACAATGATAGCCCCGTCTGTTTGCCCAGTTCCGTCTACGTCAAAGAGGTCACCGAGTCTGATAGTGGCGGCATTGATCTGGTAATTGGTTACTAAAAAATTCTGTTGCGGAGTAAGCTTCGCTTTTATATTTGCCATTTTGCTTTATCTCGTCATTCCTGCTGTTACTGTTACGACTCCTTCTACGACTCGCTGTTTTGCGCCTCCGCTAGAAGTGATCTCTATATCGTACATATATCTTCCTGGTTCTAATGCATTTGTTACTGAATTAGCCAGAGTTATAGATATCTGTCCAAGAGCTCCATTGTGTGAACAACCAAAAGTTGCCGCTGGTGATGCAGATGCGTAAGTTTTTCTCATCTGAGAGGCTACTGTGAAACCCGTTAAATCGTAAACCCCGATGGAGCCTCCGGCTGATGATTCTACATCAATCAAAGCTGAGAAATCAGTGCCTTGATCTATTACAATATTTGCTTTAATTGCCATGATTTTTCCCTAATGTATGCTACATGTATTTATAAATAATAAGAACAGAGCCATTAACAACATTGGATTTAAAATGACCACAAAATACTTAAAATTCGGCCTAAGAGCAGATAAAAATTTAGCGGATCTAACCAATCCAAATTCAGCATTATCTAACGTACTAGATAATTTATCTTCAGCCCTAGATGAAAACAGTGCAAGCACTGGATTCTCTGTAGACGATATAAAGCCTACGCAAGGACTGAGAAACACTGGGCTATCTGATAGCGTAAACGATAACGGACAATCCTTAGACTTAGTTGCTCTCAATAACAGTCTAGTTGAGTTCACTGTAGGCGTAGGAACAAGTCTAAGTGGAGTCTCTCCTGGTACTATTCTAGAAGTACAGCCTAGAAGAACTCTACAAGACCATATCAGCAATTTTAAATCAGTCTTAGGCGATCCTCCATGGATAGACGGCGGTGATGGTCCTATAGCTAGATTCGTTACTGCCGATAGAATCAACGCAACTATATCTTTTGCCACAACCGGTAATTTAAGTTCTAGTGCGATAGGCTCTTTAGGTACCAATCTATTCTCCACTTCTCTTGTTAACGACTATCAAGCCATGGTGTATCCCGTCGATTTTTGGAACGACGGTGTATTCGATTTTGCCGCTAAGTTACACCCATCTATGCCGGACACATACGGTCTTATTCAATGGATAGGATACTTATCTGGAGACTACTCACAAGTGTGGGAGTCTACTGGGTTATTTATGATCGAGGAGGACGTGGTTGATGCAGGAAATGAAAATAATTGGGTAAAGCTAAAGAGTGTATTCAATTTCAGTCAAGCAATAACGCTATTGACTTTTACAGATGACGGATCAACAACAACTATAAACTTAGCTCCAGGTAAAATTGGAACTACATTAGGTGTTGAAAAGTATGTGTGTAATGGCATGATAGTTAGAAAGCCTGGTCAGAGTTATGCCGCTGCCAAATCGGCTGGTCAAATTGTAGAAAATATGAGCATAACAGGCAAGACCTGTACAGTTCCAGGAACAGGATTCTCGGGCACATTAACGTTTGATCATGTAGGCGGTGTAGACCCTGCAGAAAGTCCAATAGTGTTCACTCCTCAGAAAAGAGGAAATAGACTGAGAGTTAGATTCACTGTTTGGTATCCAAATCCAGGCGATGGATCTAACTATCAGACTAAAATGTTTTCTGAAACTTCTGAGAATAGCGACAAACTACCGTTCAATAGATTGTATTCTTCCTTTGATAGAAATCAGGTATTTGGACCATACACGTACAAATACTTTGAAGACTTTAAAGCTAGTCCTCTAAACCAGCTATCTACTAGCCCGATTAGAGTTAACAATACTTTGTCTATGCCATATACTATACCAAAACTTCACAGTGAGAAACTTGTGTCTGTCACAGGAAACAACACTGCGGTGACTATGAAAGCAGTGACAATAATCGACACGTTCGGTAAAGTTGGGGCAGCAAACTGGGACGGATGTTCAGTAGGAGACTGGGTAACATTTAAAAACGGATCTACGTACTACACTTATCAGATATTAGAGATAAGTGGTGCGAATGTTGACAACACAGTCCAGTTTGCATATCTGAAAGATACTATCGAGTCAGATACTGGCATAGCTATTAATGGTACGTTCAGTGCAATGATATGGAAGAACCTTGGACTAGTGGGAGTCTACAAACTATCCAGTGCTGGCGGCACTACAGCAGGTTCTTTATATAAAATGTCTGGAGAAGGAGCTTTACCCGCTAAAGTGTATGAAGATATGTTATTATTTGGCGTTGCTGATAACGGAACATCGAATTCTACAACAAGAAGAAGAACTACTGTATCGACTATAGCTGGATCACAAAACAACATTACTGTATCTGGAGGAAACCTATCAGGACCTGCCGGAGGCTCTATAGTTGCTGTATACGCTAGTCGTGGATTAGATGATAAGTCTTCAGTTCTTTCGTGTGCAGGAGTTTATGGTAGAGAAGTTGCATCGACTACATCTAGTGGCAATTCAGTCGTGTTAACAACCACTAGTGGAGTTGCACAAAATGACTTTGTACAGTTCGTAGGATCAAACTCTGGAAGTCCAGTTATTACTTACGGCACAACTGTTTTGTCTGTTGTTAATGCAACTACTATCACACTTTCAGCTCCCGTCAATAGTGCGTTAAATGCTGCCTCAACGTTAGTCTTTATTAAAAACGCTAATAATCCAGGCAGTACAAACAAAGAGTTCTGTATTATTCCTCTGAACACTGCACCGCCATTTGCTGGTACAGCCTTGGGTCTTGCTACGCCTGCTTCTAATGCAAATTTAGAAGTAGAGGGTTTAGCTTTCGGTGAAATGGCAATTACTTTACCCACTAATCATATTGTGGCAATATCTCCACCAACAAATGCGGGCAAGTATTTTCCACTTCAGACTTCATCGGGAACCACTTATAAGATATTAATGACTTAAACTTTAAGAAGTAGAAAGTACGTTTCACCGTTAACTTCTACAGGCAATTTATGAGTCGCTGTTGATACTACGTTTGTCTCAGTTGTCACTAAGGTGACTTGAGTTCCTGAAGCATTCACAGTTTTAATATTTGGAGTAGTAGGCTGTGAGGCTGGATCAAAGAATAGTCTGTTAGCTTGAGCGTTATCTTCGTCTGTATGAAGAGCGCCAGAAACTGTAGACCAGGGATTTGATGAATCGCTGAATGCACGTACAGCAGTGGCTGAAGGATTTGACGCATCTACAATAAACAAACCTGGACTAGTGGCACTAGGTACAGTGCTAGACGTAGCTACACTGTTCATTATTGTGATTGCACCAGAAAATTTAACAGGAATGCTGAAAGTACTCAGTTCGTAGTTACGAGGTATTCTAGACCTTTTATAGTAGAACAGTCCTAGTAAATCTTCAATATACGCAACCTGTGCGTTGGACGTGAAAGAGTTGAATACATCTCCTCCTCCATCACTGTCTACTGATATTCCAGAGCTAATTCCTCCATTAGTCTCCAGTCTCTTAACACTGAGATTGGCTAAATTTGCTTGAGTGATATAGTCACTTCTACGCAAAGTACCAGATGGAGTTACTGTTGAGCCTCCACCATTCTTTACTTGGAACTTATCAATGCCATTAGAATTAAATACAGTGTATATGAAAGATGCTGGCGCTGAGTTAAAAGACAGCTTAGTTCCGTCAGAGAAAGCGACCTTACCTTCACCTGTAACAGTTACGATATTATTTGCGACACTATAGTCAGCGGCAACAAGTTTAGATACAAATTTGGAGTTGCCATCAAAGAGTAGCAAATCATTTGTTATGTTTAGTCCTCCCAAGTTATCTAGTATGCCTCTATCTAGCGCACCAGTATCACTTTCTTGGAAATTTAATGTTCTTACAAATCCTTGTGCCATCTCTCAGCCCTTATATTAGAATAGTCCAGAAGTTTTCCAAGAAGCTTAGTTTATTAGCTGTGCTTGTGTCTCCTGTTGTGCCATCGTTTTGTATGCCTTCCCTAGTCATTGAATTACCCAGTAAGTTAACAGATACACCAGTTCTGGGATTAAGACTTAGGTTCTCATATAGATCCGCTATAATATTTGACCCCGCAGTATTAGATAACTGATTATTACTGAAATCTATGACAGACAGTGATGAGTTGTACTGCAACGCACCTGGAGTATATCCATTTATACTATTATTATTTAGATAAACTCTCTGCAATCGAGTACACCCAGACAGGTCTGGAATATTGCCAGTAAGATTGTTGTACTGTAAGTATAACTGGTAGAGATATGGAGTAGTAAATTTAGGAACTTGACCGGCAAGCTGATTAGAGTACAAGTATATGTACTTAAGACCGTTGCCTGTGAATGCAGGAACAGTACCGCTAACTTGACAATTACTTATTCTTAAATAGTAGAGACTTGTGTTATTCGCAAAGGTTTGAAGTGGTCCATTAATTCCTGTGCTGTGAAAATATAATCCAGTTAGATTAACGTTAGAGCTGAAGTCTGGCAACTTGCCTGCGGCGCTACCATTATTATAAAGATACATCCACCTAAGATCGAGTGTGTTTTTAAATACTTCTCCGCTACCAGAGTTATTGTCAATCGAATCTTGTGTGCCGAAAAAGTCTGAAGTGTTATAACCAGATCCTGCAAGAAGCAGATATTGTAGTGAATTGGTATTCGCAAAACTATTATCATCTAGTCTTCCACTGACCCCTGTCCATCTAAGTTCCAGATAAGTTAAAGATTGTAGTGATGAAAACGCAGTCTCTATATTGCCAGTAACAGCAGATGAGTAAAAGTTTAGCTGTCCTAATGATGAACATCCAGCGAACTTACTACCTATAGCTTTTTGAGCGGCAGTTGAACCGCCACTCGAATATTGTTGAATGTAAGTGATCAGACTACTCTTACTATTCATATCGACTACGTTATGACCATTACCATAAGACAGAAAACTGCCTATCACTGGGCTGGCAATAGTGATATCACCACCGCCTTCTTTAGCACTAGTACCACACCAAGGAAAGTATAGATATGCTAAATTATTACTTGTGCATACTCCGTCAGCCAACTGGGAATACGGCTGATGATACATGCTGTAAGATGCTATGCCTTTTCCTGCCGCAACATTAGTGTAAACTTTTGGAGATACTGTGCCTCCAGTCATTCTTCTCTGTGCATTACGTGAATAGTACGTGTGAAAATTGAGAACAGATAGATTTTGATAGTCTAAAAGATCGATATCTGTGCTATCAGAAAAGACTCCATTCATAGTCAAATGTGTAAGAGTTGTGGGTAAAGTGTTTAACTGATGAGTGGCAACAATTTGGGTGCCATCAGCGTGTATTGCTCTCGATAAGTTGTTAGCAGTTAATACTATTTGCTCTAGAACTGGAGCTAGACCTCCAGGAGTCAATATGCCGTCTTTACTGGTGGCATCTCCTCTGAAACTGGGTAGAACGTATAAGTCATTATTGTTTATGTCTAGTCTCCGCAAAGCGGGCAACTTAGATGTTGTCCAGTTAGTGATGTTTATTCCAGGTGTACGTAGTTCAAGTATCTTAGATGGATCATAGTAGAACTGTACTGTTCTCGATCTATTAGAACTATCTCTGAATGCATAAGTTGCTGGACTACCCAATGCTCCAACTCCAAGGTTACCGTTGTTTGGTGCCGCAGTGCCATCGCCTGAGTTATATGTTTGTCCGTTATCGTTATTAACTATTCTCCATGTGCCTGGGACTTGACCAAGACTGTCGGTCACTGCCGTAACTGCATGACTAAAATTAGCGTTTCTAAAGAACCCTTGAAGTTCCATCGGTATGCCTTTCATCGCAAGAAAAGTTTGCGGTGAACCATTAATATTTAATTTTAACGTATGTGTAGGTATTTCTGATCTGAATAGTTTCGTTACTGGAGCCGTCGTTGCTTTCAAAGAAGATAGCTCGATCTGTGAGCCAGTGACTTTAATCTCACCGCCGTATAGTATTGTTGTGCCAATAGTTGACCAAGAAGATACTCGTGATGTTGATATGTCTGCGCTTTGTGTTTCATCAAGTGCGCCATAACGGGCAAAATCTAAATAGTTATACTTGATTGCAGAGGCTCGCACTTGATCATCGTACTGTATATTATATGCCTGAGGTACTTGAATATCTTGCAAGCCCGTTAATATGCCTCCAAGAGTTTCAGCAGATTCGCCTAAAGAATACAGAGATTTCTTCTGATCTACTACTAAACCTGCTAGAGTGTGTAGTTCGTTAGTCGTTATTCCAGCGGCAGCAATTCCACTTATTAAAGCCAAATCTCGTTGGTCTAGACCTAGATTGACTAGCGATTGTGCCTTATTATCGACATCGTTCATCGCTTTCTGGACATTTAATCCTCTAAAACTAGCCATTATTGTTCCTTCGCCGTAAGAGTCATTTCAATATTACCCGTAGATACTCCGTCAACTGCTGATGCAGTTAAGAATAGTGCTTGATTATTTAGCAAACCTCTAGCTAATCCTTTTCTGTCTCTGCCGAATATGTTAGATAGGTCGAACTGTGCTGGCTTATTAGGCGCAATGTAGAAAGAGTATATCTTAACTCCTGGTCTAAGAGGATTCAATGTCTGTGTATCGAACCTGATACTAGAAGTTCTATCGTCTGACTGAAAAGCAGATGGAGATAATATGTTACTAGATAGTCCACTTGCTACAATAGACAAGTTAGGACACTCATCGCCTTTAATAAACTTAGGAGTCTTTACTTGTACATTATCTTCTGTGATTTCTTCAACGACAATGCTATTTATTTTAGCGTCATCGTGCATTGCAATAGTGAGATATAATGGCTGTGCGTTAAACTTAACTGCCTTCGATACAGTAAACTGTGCAGACGCAAATCTGTCCGCCAGTTGCCAATCATCAGTTAGAGTAATTGTTTTAGTTTGTACACCAGTGGCTGTTATGTCTCTTGTACCTCCAAACGTATTTGGATTCTGATCAACGTAGACGAAATATTGGTTACTAGAGTTGAATGCCGGAGCAGTCACGTAATATAATCCTAGTCCTATACCGTTTACGCCCACTTCAGATGCTCCTGCGATAACATCTCCGTTTGAGTCTACTGGAAACATAGATGCAGAGGGAGCAGAACTACTAAAAGTTATTTTAAATTTACCTGCAAAGGTTCCTGTTCCTGCTTCTACTGAGGCGACATCATAAGTAACTACTCTGACTTCGCCCTTGAGGGCACTGATAGTTCCGGTGTCAGCACCTGATGGCGCAGGCAAACGAACATCAACGTCAAATCTATCTCCGTAGGATGGATCCCACTCAACGTATTCAGCCTTAGTAGAATAGTTTATTGCTGTGCCAACCTGAGATCCTTTAACTGAAAGCACGTCATCGAAGCTAAATGGTACAGTACTACTATCGTCTTTAGTGAACTTAAGCTTATTACTATCCGTACCGTCTACAAATCCTAAATTAGTTCCTATGCATATAGCGTAATCTGTAAAATGTCTACCAGTGATGGCTGAGTAACTGTTTGGATCTAGCCAATGTACTCTAAAATTATTAGATTGAATGGGTACTGTCGAAGTGGAGATCGAATGAAAGTTTGTTACCTTTCCGGTAAACGTAGGAGAAGTAGACGTATCAATAACAGTGCCATCGAGCTTCATCGATTTACTGATCTTAGAGCCTGCAGAGTTGGGTGAAGTTAGATTGTATCCATTCTTTCGTCTAATATTAGCACTACTTTTGTCGTTCTCATTGTATTGAACATATGCGTTATATATTCCATCTGCAATAATCTTGCCACCATCATCTGTAACTGCGAATATATTATCGACAACTGTTCCTGTTCCTGTTCCAGTTGTTGCGGCAGTAAAGCAATTGTATGTACCGTTAACTGTATACGCTACACCACTTGTGCCAGCGGCAGTATTCCACTGTGCTTGAGTTGTGTTTCCAAGACTTGTTATTTTATATAATGTGCCTACGACAAAACTACCACCTGATACAGTATTTCCAGTCGGAAGGTCTAAGGTTAGTCCAGATGTGCCATTAAACTTGAAATTCAAGTTTCTAGATAATGCATGTACTCCGTTATGAAGAGAAGGTGCAAAACTATAATGCACTCCGTCTGGAGATCCTGATATAGTTTCTATATCTACTCTACTCGCTATATCGCTTGATACTGATAGTGTTGTTGGGTAAGCTTTCTTAAAGTTTTTTATCCCAACTCCATCAGTATTTCTAATTTCTTGTTTAGGTAAAACTCCTATGATAGGGGTTCTTTGCGTGAACTCTTTACTATCTGCTGTCACACTTGTTAGATTAATAGTACCTTCATCACCGCCGTCAACATAATAACTGCTTCCGTACTTGTAAAGATATATAGGGTATTTGAGAGTTGAGGTATCAGCAGTATATATTAGATACTTAAATTTAAAGTCTGGATTATTTAGCACTGGTTTGCCCAATCCATTCTCAATTACGAATGTGTGCATAAGTATCCATCTTGCTTCACCTACATCAGCAGGAGCATATGCGTAGAACTTGGCACCAATAGCACCATACCAATAGAATTCGATCTTGTACATAGTAACGTCTTCAAACGATAGAATGTACCCAGATTTACCACTGCCCAACATGCTATCGCCATTGAACTTCGTTCTAGGTATAGTTGTTTCCCATAGAGCATCGCCAACGCCAACTCCTTTAGGCTGAACTGCTGAAGAACCCTGATCAGTTACTTCTAGTCCCTGTCGCACTAGTAATGCGTCTGGCATTTTAATGGTACTTCTTCGAATAATATTAAAGCTAGATCCTCTTAACTGAAACATGTACTCATCTGTGTCGTTTGAGCAACCCCACTCAATAAAGCTTGCGCTAGAAGCCGTATCTGTCTGCTGTCTAACTCCGAATGTGAACCCACTAGCTCTACCTGGCTGATACCTAAAGGTCTTATTACTCTGAAGAATCGCAAATTTTTCTGATGTAGAACTTCCACCAGGTCTACATCTTGTAGATAAGAAGCTACGTATTGCAGGAAATTCTGCGGTAAGTTTAAAATCTGTTGTAGCAGAACCAACTAAATCTGGAAATGATGCATCTCCGTCAACTATTCTTCCAAATATATATGTAAATCTTTCTATTTGATTACAAGAATCTTGAAAGTCACTTCCGTATTCGACATCAAAGAAGTTACCGTCTCCATTAAAAGTTAGTGCGATAGTTAAGAATGATCCACTTGTGCTAGTAGTAACTGTTGTGCCTGTAGAATTCACAACTTCAATATTGGCATTTAAAAAATTGCTTTCTGCGAATACCGGATTGATTGGATAAAAATATCCGTAAAGGTATCGACCCATAGCAATGAAGTTCATGTACTGCTTCATCGTCTCTGATGGAGTAGCCGAGTTCTCTGCTATTGTACTTCCTGGAAAGGCATATTGTGATGGAAAAGATTTTAGATATAATGCTTGCTCTTCTGATCCTTCATAGAATTCAGGATTTTGTCTACTGCCGAATATAGGATTTTCTTTATTGTACCATTCTCCTGGTGAAGTAGCACCGCTAAATGTATAATAGTTCCAGTTATCTTCGTCTAAGCCATACGTTGAAACATCTGAGAATAGACTGAGTTGTTCTTCTGCTCTTGGAATACCTAGTAGTGAACTACTCACCTCTGACGTTTCAGAGAATTGTTCTGCTATAGGTATAGAAATAATAGGATTATTATCCCTATTATTAATATAGACAGAAGTCGAGCCAGCTGAGGTCGAGAATGACCCTAGCGTAGCTTCGTCTTCAGTTATTACAGGATTACCAGCCGCATCGTAAAGCAGGTTGCCTTCAATATCTATTAACTGGGTAAACTGCTTCGTAACTGGAGCTGGTACTTTATCCAGTCCAAGTTTTATCTGCTTTGGCATGAGTTACTGCTCTTCCCACGTACAACCCAAACTTATTTCATCTGAAGTATTCGCCGCTGTATCGGAGTCTACTGTAAAATAAAGACTATCTGCTTGATCTGTCAACGGGAATGATAGATACTCTTTATTGTAATCGAAATAAGGTGCAAGGTCAAGTTGTTCTGTTCCCGCCTGTAAGTATATAGTCGCTACGTTTATACCAGTTCCTGGAATAGGAACTACAGTATCGTTAGCAATTTTTACTGAACTTAATCCTTCTTTCTCTGATGTTACTTTAGTTACCGTTGATTGCGCTAGTGGAGGGCGTAACAAATAGTTACTTCCGCTTGTGCTATAAGCAGTACCGGTTGCATATACACCATCTGCGCTAAATCTTACATCTGGTAAGAATATTCCTACCTTAATAATAACCTCTGCATTGTAAGATTCGAGAAGTTCATAGTAATATAGATCCGCTTCTTTATATAATCTACCAAAGACTGTGATGTTGTCAACACCGACTGTAGCTTGAAACCATCCATATAGGCTGTCTGCATTATCCATGAACGTACCTGCTCCACCCGATTCTGTCACAGCTAACGGAAGATTTGCTGCCGTAATCGTGTATTCTGCTGAAGTAGAAATGCTTCCTAAGTAAACTGTGTCTGTTTGGAATAATGGAGTTTTCTTAAATCTCATTCTAACTGGATTGTCGCCTAAGTTAGATGTAGACAGTTTAGTAGGATAAACTTGTACTCTGTTACGTACAGCATTAGACTCTCGTGTGCTTAGAATAACTTTCTTAGTCTCTAGACCGAATGTGGAGTTAGCACGATCTACAAGTAACTTAAGACTAGTAGTTGAGCTAGGTGCTGAAGACAAGTACACATGAGTAGAATCTGCCCAAACGACTTTAATGTTTTGGTCAGTCTTGTTAGATGTTTTAAGTCTTGCGCCCATAAAGAATCTAGGGTCAACGTTAACTGTAGGGTTACCTGCCTCAAGTGATGTAGAGTTGATTGCAACTTTATTACCACTTGATACATAACTACCGTTCTTAATAGTCCATTGCTTACCGTATGCAGTTGCAGTATCTTCGTTATTATGACTGTATAGACGAACAGTACCTCTATCTCCACCATCAATATAGTAAGAAGCACCATACTTAACGATAGAGTGTGAATCGGCTCCGTATCCTCTATCAGTAAAGTTAGCATCTTCTCCATCACCTAGAGACTTAGCATCTCCTCCACCAAATGTCGTGTACGTAATAGGAAGTGTCGCATTACCTAAAGAGGCAATTTTCAACTGATTCGATGCACGAAGATGATGTACTCTTACCCATCTTGCTTCTCCGTTCGCTACTGGAACATATGCTAAGAACAATGCACCAACAGCACCGTACCAAGAGAATTCAATCTTAAGCATGGTAACTTTAGTGAAGTCAAAGCTGTAAAGACTATCTGTGAACTGTGCCACTTCGTTTGGAGATGTTCCTATTGTATATCTCTGACCAGGTCGAGCAATACCATTTTCTCCAGTTGCGAGATCACTGTATACTCTATTCTTAGATGTGCCTGCGGCAGAACTCTTTCCATCTAAAGTGTCATGACTGAAGCGTGATCTAGGAACACGATAATCATAAACGCCGTAGTACTCTGGCTTAACATTATTCTTAATCCAGTTGATATATTCTGGCTCAAAGTTTACAGTATCCATTTGTGTACACACTGTATTAAGGTTTGTGCCATTGGATAAATCTAATGCAGTATTGATGTATCCAACTTTCAGAGAAGATACATCATCGCTGAGAAGATTATAGTCACTTGCATACATGTATGGGAATACCATTCCTTTAGGGAATACGTCTGAGTTAATATCTAAGTTAGGCGTAAAGTTATCCCAATATCCTGCTCCTGTTGCAGGCTGATACACTTTAGGGAAGATGAACGGTACGACTGTCTCAAGATACATTGTGCCAGCCGCTGTTGCTTGAGCTACAGTGAATGCCTGTGCGGTACCACTTTCATCCTGCAACGTAAACTCGTTACCTTTAGGACCATATACTTTAACAACTTTGTATACTGTGCCTGGCACTAATGTACCGCAAGCCGCTACTGATTCTGCATTTGCCCAAGTCTTAACTCTAACATGTTGTCCGAATGTTACGTGTCCTTTAGATAGCTTGAACGAATTAGGTGTGCCCAGATTAGCTCCTGCATTTGATCCAATAGCAACTGTAACGATGCTTTCAGCAGTCTTGAGAAGTGTAGGGTCAAAGACTGCGGCGTGAGTTACAACTAGTCCGTCACGTAAAGCAACTAAGTTACCTGCAAATCCTTTTTCTCCTAAATCCATGCTTTGCTGATTCTCGATAGAGAAGTTAGATATAACTCTGTCTGCAAGAATTACAAGCTTTTTGTATTCTGCTGTTGTTGTAGCAAAGCCATATGTTACTAAATCTGCTTTAATCTTATCTCTAAGGTGCGTGTGTCTTTCGATCTCCGCTAAAACACCGCCGGCTGTCTGTGAATAGATAGACATTCCTGCACCATTTGTAGAAGAAGAAGGTCGACCATTCTTGAAGTACATAGTCATGTTGTACTTTGTCTCAGCATCACCTCCACCAGATATGTCATTTGAGTATCCATCGATGATGTATCCAACGTCTCGCTGACACTTATATTTAATATCAAGTGCAGTAAGTCCAGAACTCAATCCATCAGCTGGAACTGTGTATGTGATAGCGGCATTGGCACCTGTTGATACAGATACAACATATGCCCAATACTCTTTCTTGACTGCGAAGACCGTTTCTAGTTTGTTTCTTGTTCCATATGCTCCAGAAGTGGGCACAGAAGGTACTAGTACAGACTGGCCATTATTACGGTTAAATGCTGTTTGAGTGATAGTAGTAAGTGCTGTGATTTTAGTATCACCTGCAGAAGTAATTCCAGCATATCCATCTAGAACACTTTTAAGTTGTGCGTGAATAGCTTTTTCAAATGTAGCAATCTGTGGGAACAAACCAGTTGCATAGTTACTCACGTTTAGATTAGTATGTGCAGTTCCACCGTATTCCATATCTAGTAGATAGTTTTCTATCCAGTAATCCATGTCACGTTTACACTTTAGCTCAACTTGTGCGGCTGTAATATCAGGAGCATTGGTAACAGTGTTAATCGATACTGCTAGGTCAGCATAGAAGTTTCCACTTGCAGTATAGCTTCCTGATGTAATAGTGTATCCGTTTACAGTGGTACCATTTTTAGGCGATGTGACATTAACATTGCCCGTAGTACTGTAAGCTGATACTGCGGCTGCGAGTGCGGTATCGACAATTGAAAATCTATTATCTGTGATTAGTTTTCTGTCTTTTACGAGAACTGTGCTTTCTGTAACAGTTTCTTTCTGACCTTGACCGATAACTCTATAGTCATCGTTCTGTGTTGTGCCTAATGTGTCGTTCCCAGGTGATCCGCCTTTTAAGTATTGACCTGCAATACCTGTTGGTGAAGTAGGAGCTTTAATCATTGATTGTGAGCGTCTTACTACAGAGAAGTTATCTTCTTGAGAATCGTTTCTAGTTTCCCAGAAGTATCCATCAAAGTTATCATAGATTCCAAACTTTTTGATAGACGGATTCTGACAGAAGTTGGCTGAACTCGTAGTACTCTTAACGCCGAATGTTGCGGCTGATACACGACCAGGCTGATATCTGAAGAAACGCTTAGAGGTCAAGACTGATGTCTTATTTCTAGGAGCTTCTACTAATGCACCAGCTTCGTTTGGAAGATGCTTAATACCGTAACCAGTAATGTGATATTGAGGACTAGATGACCACTCTGTTGGGTTAACATCATATGTGTTAACGTCTGCAAAGATACCTAAAGCGACTTCAGCACGTGGAATACCTAGAAGCGACAGTGCTACTTCAGACTGTACTTTGTTTTGCTCTTCTACAGGAATTGCTACCTGATCAGATGCGACTACGACAGGAATAGATTTGGCCGCTGGTTGAACTCCCGGTGATACCGGAGTTGTTCTTCCTACGTTTACTACGCTGGCATTATTATTAACATTTGTTATACTTGACATATTAGATTATCCTTCCTTGTGCCATCACAAAGGTATCGATTATATTTATTGTTCCGCCTGCTGTGCTTGGAACTAAACCCGCACTCAAAGATGCTGAGTTGACTTCTCCACCACCGGCACCCACGAATTGAATTTCTATAACCGAAATACCTGCGCTATTGGTAGTTATTGTTTTTACTGTTCCTGTTGTTATACCTCCAGGATTAGCGAAACCTGTATGATCTTTGAATTTAACCTTCTGTCCTATAGCTAGGTACTTAAGATTCGTAACACTAATTCTGTATGTTGGACTAGTCCCGTCGTTACTTGTTGTTAGAGGGTTGTTGTTTACCCCATTATTAGAATCGACAAACCAAGCCCCGGCAGCAGTACTTATAGTGCCGGCGGCAACTTCTGTTCTCTGAGATGCTGTCCAACCTATTCCTACATGTAGAGTGTTAGCCGCTTTCAGTGTAGAGTACGAGTATGCTCCATTTGCTGTTTTAATTGCTTGCACCGTTGCTGATGGAATCTGAAAGGCAAATTCTCCGTTAGCTCTAGTTGCATCGCCTGGTCTATCGTTGATTACTATAGTATCAACACCGCCACTAGTTGCTGTACCCATACCTGATCCACCTGTGCCTACTGTAGCCGCTATGAAATCATCTCCTACAGAGTAAGTTCTTGCTGGCAAAGGTATTCCTGTCGTTGTGGTGCCATTAGAACCACCTGTGCCTGCGGCTTTATTCCAGTTAGCCTGAGTTGTGTTTCCTTCAGTAAGAATTGTGTATCTCTTACCGATAACGAACGAACCTGAATTTGTTGTAGTGCCGTAAATCTCTTCAACACCTCCGGCAGTCTTCGATAGATAGAATGCTCTATATTCTACATTCACTATTGATCCTGCCGTTGTAGACAGGTCAAATATTGCGCCGTCTTCTTGATAGACGTGTATAGGACTATTGTATGCAGAGTTTGATCCTGCCGCAGAGCTTAGATCGATGTTAATCAAGTCGTACTCTGAGTTGAGGATATCTGGAGTTGGTAAGAACTCTTGTGCTGGTCCCATTAAAACATTGGGCGATGATATAAAGAATACTGATCCGTAAACAAACAATCCACTACCACAGTTATTGATGACGTTGTTGGCAACAATACCTTTATTGGTTACAGAAGTATCGAGATAGTTTGTGTAGTTCTGAAATCTATTACCCACGATCATAGTGTCTTGACCGAAGTCAGCAACTAGAGGAGAATAGCTGTATCTATCTGATGTCCCACTGTTTATGATCTCACTGGTATTCATCTTCATCTCAATAGGTGATGTTGCCCAGACTCCACCAGCTACTGCATTATTAATACGAACTCTGTCTAATAATAGTGAGCTACAGTTAATTCCAAAATCTAAGAGATAGTTAGCGTTTTTTGTAGTATCATCTGGGAATAAAAATTGATTAGGAGCATTACCTTCGATATCTAATCCCACTATAGACAGTGAAGTAGCTCCAGTTGCTGCCGCTGATCTGATGAACTTAGCGTTTACCGCACCAGCTTCTCCTCCTGACCAAGCTAACTTCTTAAGCTTAGTGATGTATGATGTACCCACTAGTCCAAAGTTATTAGGCATAGATATTTGTGAAGAGTTATAAGTTTTTGCGTTAAGCACGATACTCTTTTTACCGACAGCGGCGTTTGAGTTGATAGCTGATTGTATAATTTGTGTATCATTATGTGACACTTGAACGGTATTGCCTGTATTGACGAATACAAAATCGTCTACGATAACATCGAATGTTCCACCGTTATCTACTACAGACGTTATAGTTTTGTCTACCCAACCTCTTCTAGAAGTGCTAGGAGGTGTTAGTGGGAAATGAGTAATGCTAGTATATGTGTTTGTGACAACATCTTTTCCAGACCACGCTGTGAAATCGAATGCTTGATAGTCTATCCAATATCCAGCGTCCATTTCTTTTCTTCCAAGAACTGCTGTGAGTTCGTATCCACCAGACGCTATCTGTCTGTATACGAGTACACCTTTATCAGCAGGTACACTAGAGAATAATAATTTGTTAAACACTGATGCATTGAATGCTCCAGCAACTGTACTTGCTCCAGAAGTTGTTGGAACTCCTATAGGCTTAACAATCGCCGCAGAAGCCGCTGATATTTCTCCAGTGACTACATCAAACTCTGCAATCTTATAACTATAGCTGATCACACCGCCTGTGCCAGGCTTAGAAGTGCCGCTAGTTGTTGCAAAGCCTGTAACAGTAACAGAGAATGATGTTGCTATTGCGTCAGAGGCAAACAGTGTAGATGCTCCGTAAAGTCTTAGAACTTGATCTTTAGCGTAGTTGGCTTTCTTAGCATAGCTACCAGCGGCAAAGCGCAAAGTCTTAGATTGATTCTGTCCGTCAGTGACTTGAGTGTTTATGAATGTTGCTGCCTCTGCATCGAGACTATCTCTCACATCACCTTTGTCAAAAGTGCTGTTATAGATATTGAACTGTGTGCCGAAATTAGCTACTACAGCTTCAGCTCCTCTAGCAAGAGTGTAATATTGATTTGTACCTTCTGGTATATTACTAGTAGATATCGTTGATGAGTTACCAGTATTATTAGCCCCTGCGCCACTCCAAACAAGTCCATTGCCCGAGTTTGCTACAGCTCCTTGAAATCTTACGTATCCGGTAGTGTTGGTTAAATCTTTTACATCTGATGGTACAGTAGGTGTTCCAGCAATGTTAGCGTATGTTAAGAAGTATGAAGCATCTCTATATGCACCACCAGAGTATAACTGTGAAGCTTTAAGTGAGTTACCCGTACCAGCATCGTAAGCATTTAATCCAGTGATGATTAGAGGTATATTAGGACCAGAGGCTGAGAACGTACTAGCATCGATGATAGACGTTTTAAGATTAGCAAACGTAATCTTCTTAGTTGCTGTTTCTGAAGTATCGGACAAGGCAAAGAGATCAGCATTTGCTGGTATCGTAATCGCATCTAATCCGCTAAATTTTATGGTCATCTTCTGTTGCCTTTAATGTTTGTTATCTAATCTTATTTATAGTTATTGCTAGACGGATATTAAGTTGTCTCTATCTTTATATCAAATGCTGGTGTTTTCCAGTAAATTCCAACATTTAAAAATTCTGGTGTGGGACCGACAGTTTGGTCATTTTGCACTTGAGCAACGAACTCTAAATAATATACGCCTTTTTCTGTTAGATTATCCACTGTTGCTGTTGGAATATTACCAGTAGCCAATGGTGAGGCATTTTGGCCTCCATTTGCTGACGTGTATGTCCCGATGCTTGTAAGAGTTTCGGCTTTGCTTTCTAGAACTACACCTCCAGTAGGACTAATTATTCTCCAGCCTGGAGCTCGTATAGAAAGAGATTGCATGTTTCCATTATTTTGAAGCCTACTTCCTCTAATTTCAACAGGCACAACACCGCCACTTGCCGTAACAGTCATCTTAGAATTAAATCCTATATTAAAACTAACTCTTTTCAATACAGCGTTGGGTGCGCCTGACGCTATTCCTGGCCAACTACCCCTTTTTCCTGATCCGAATAGATCGCCCTCTAGCCCACCAGCCTCGACTCCTCTTTGACTCTCAAGATTATTGACCTCTAATGCAGGTACAGTAATTGTTCGTACTATTGCTTGTTGACTACTATATAGTTGAGAGAAGCTTATTGGACCACTTGTGGGAACATCATCATTAACTTCTGCATCTGCCGCAACTGGTTTCCTCATAATCGGGTGGTATAAGTATTCTGTATTATAACCTGTATTTCCAAGCTCAGGGATCTGTGACATTTCAAATGATATTGAGTAAATAAACCCCTCATACTCTGGACGTGTAATCAAATGCCCTGCAAACCCTAAACCTGTCACATTTATTTCTATGTTTGTGCCCCAAACAAATTTCACTTCGCCATTATTTGGGAACCCTGCTCTATAACGATTTATATCCAAAACTCTAACGTAGAATGGGTCGCCATTAAGTGAAGGCTGATACAATTCTGTTGTGACGCCACCACCTTGTCCGCCTTCATTGCCAACATCAATGACAATAATTTCATCACGTGGATATCCACCAGGATAGGCATACGCTGGACTGCCTGCTAATAGAACAGTATTAGGTACTCTTAAGGATTCTGTTACATAAACGCCTGCATTGGTAGAAGGCGAATTTGATGGAACGTAGGCGCCGTCTCTATAGAACTCGCTCATCTTATGCCCAGTATTAGATGCGGCTCCGGAATCCTTTATAGGATCTCCAAACTCGGATGCAACTTCAGATAGTGCTAATGAAGGCGGAGCTGTTGCTGGATTGTTATCTGGATCAAAAGACTTTACAGCCATCTCTACTTATCCTTCTTGAGTTCTTCGACTTCCGCCTTAAGTTCTTTAATTGCCTCTATGAGAAGTCCAACTATGTTTCCATGTCTTACAGCTTTAGCTGACGTGCCATCGATTGCTTCTGTCTCATAAACAACCTCAGGTAAAACTTCTTCGATTTCTTGTGCGATCACACCAGTCATAGGCTTATCATCACCAATATAGTTAAATGTGTATCCAGAAATCTGCAATATTTTATCTAAAGGATTTTCAATCTTAACAATATTTTCTTTCAGTCTTCGATCGGAGAAAGAGCCGAATGCTGTGATGTCGCCAATCGTTGTGATGCTGCCAGCTGTTCCATCCATAGCAATCACAATAGCATCATTATTTCTAATACTCAAACTCTTACCCTGTAACTCAAGTATCATACCAGCTGGTGTAGTACTAGGAGTGCCAGTTGGGGTTAGACCTATTGTTAGTAACCTGGGACTACCACCTATACTTGATCCATATTTAATATAAGCTTCACCGATCCCACTGCCTGCGCCGCCTGATCCAGCGATCCCACCGAGTTGAATGTAATCGTTGTATCCTACTTTGATAACTCCGTTTGCACCTACAAAACTGGCTCCAGATTTAAGAGCATAACCAGATAAAGCTGTACTTAAGTCTGTGATGTTAGCGGCTAGGTGAGTGTGGCTATTATTTGCTACAGTCAATGCAATGTCAGGAACGGCAGCGGATCCATCGATAGTAAATGATCCAGTGACATCGCCACCTGCAAAAGTTACTAATCTTCCTGTTGCCCATTGTGATGCTGTTGCGGCATTACCACTTGTGTTTTGTGTAAGGGTAGTTGGTAAAATAGAGTTATCTATTTTGATATTCGTACCAGTCAAGCTTGCAGTAGAAGCGTCCACTCCATCGCCATCAATTTGAAGAACTTTTAGTCCATTTTTAAATAATAAATCTGCGTGATTGGCACTAGTTGTCATTACCCAAGTAAGTGTTCCGTTATTCTTCATGTTCAATGCTGAAGCTGTGCCAGAAGACTGGGAGTTTAGGTCTAGGTAGCCTTTAATATGAACGTTATCGTCAACTGTTATCAAAGTGCCGTTCACCGAGTCTATAGTGTTTGAGACAAGTTTGCCTCCAGCAGTTACATTACCAGTCAAAGCGATATTGCCTGTATTGTTTGCGGCAGTATCTCCGAGAGTTACAACAGTTCCTAGACCGGTGATGATAGCGTTTGTTCTATCTTTCCAGATACCAAAAGTATTTTCGTTTGTGATTTGGGATAATGTTATGCTCATTTCGATTTCTCTTTACATGTTTGTTGTAGCGATTCTACCGCACACTCTAATTTATATATGCGTTGCTCCATAGATTTGATAAACTTGGTCTGTTCTATTCTGGCTTTAGCTGAACGAAATGCAGAAACATCAGTGTTGACTATTCCTGATTCACGTCTTTCGAATGTTGCTTCCATACTCATGTCAGTGCAATCGCTCTGTAGTCATACAAGTGCGGAAAGATATTAATTGCCGGAGTGACTGTTAGGTCACTTGCGTTTATCTCCGTACTAGTTGCATGTCTTAGCACAAACTTCACTTGAAAAGTGCTGTACTCATTAGTCTCATCAGAAAGATTATATTCGAACTCTCTATAGTCTTTAGTGTTAGACGGGTTAGAATACATTTCAGGATAAGCATTCACTAACTGGATCCAAGCACTCTGGGTATCAACGTTTGTAGGATAAACAAATCTCGCATAAACATCGATCATTGTGCCAGCTGGTCTGAATGCACTTACTAGAACCTTCAACCCTGCGGCATCAAGTTTCTCAGCAAGAATTACTTCGTTTGTTACCCAATTAGACGATGTTGTTGCAGTGTTTGTTATGTTATACTTATACACATTGAGTAGAGATATGTCAGAGTCAACTATAGGAGAAGCCGTTTGAAAACCATTGTTCTTCATGGCAACTCTAATCTTAAAATCTTGAGTGACACTTAGACTTGGATTAACAATATTACTCAAGCTCTTTAGACTTCTAGGCAGATTTGTCGTGTAGACGTTTCCATTATCTTCTATACTCTTATCGATTACTGATCCATTATATAGAGTAAGACTAGTAGATGTCTTGATAGAGTTATTGGTAAATACCTGTGGTTGAAAATATGAGATATCTTCATTGTCAATAGTTCCCACAGTTGCATATGCTCCAGTTGAGTATCCTCTTATAACATCAGTAGGTACAATGAAATTTGTTGCTGTCGCAGAACTCTTGCGTAAGAATAATCTTGCATCATCTCTACTGTTGAAGTAAGAAACTCTGCCAGCTACCGCAAAGTATGCTGTCGCTGAAGTAGTCGCTGTTAAATTATAAGGAGTTCTCAATGTCAAGTTTGCTCCACTATTAGTAGCTCCCACAATTTCAGATAAGAACTTGTTAGAGCCGTCTACGAGAAGAACATAATCTCCTATAGAGAATGCGCTTCCGCCGGTAATGGTCAATGCTCTTGCTGTGACTCCAGCTGAGTACTGTGTTGTTTTCTGAACATATGCCAATTCGTCATTTCTGAAAGAAAGAGTTGTTCCAGTTATAGATAAGAATTCCATATCGTTAGGTTCTAAGTCTACGTAACCTGCCGCTGATTGGAATTGATATCTTTTCAACTTGAATTTAATATCTTCGTCTTGATAAGATTTCCATGCGCTGTCATTAGTAGATGTGAATAGTACTCCATCACCCCAATCGTTTGTGATTGCAGATCCTGAAGCTAAGTCATTACCACCAACCTTAGACGTGTAGATTAAGTAGTCGGGAGAATTCTGATCTGGAATAACAACAAAGCAATATTCTTTTTCTACTTGAAGCTTAACAGGATTTTTGAATGTAACAGTTGTTACAGCAGATCCGTCTGCCGATACTGCTACCTGATCCGATCTAAGATGTTTTCTACCAAAAGGTAAAACTACGCTAGAAGGATATCCATTAATAACTTCTCGAATATCAACAGTGATGCCTGTGGTCGTAGACTTGGTATTAAAGAATAAGTCTAGGTCACTAATGAAAGCGACTGATGCTCCAGATGTTTGAGATGCACGAACTACAAAGGTCTGTGCAATCGGATCAAAATTTCTGTCTCTCTGAATACTTCTACGTGAAATACTAGTCTCAACATCAAAATCAATTGTACGAGTAGTCGTACTTAACTCGGACTTGCCTATAGAGAAGTTGTAAGCTCTGTATATTGCTTTACTGTAAGAAGTCTTAGCTGAAGTTATACTACTGTATTGACTAACATCTGCTATCTCTAGAGTTGATTCGCCTACGAAGAACTTTCCTTCAGGAATAACGAAGACTGCTGATAGCGTACCCTCTGAATCAGTTCGCACAGATGCGCCTAGAATTCCATTAATCTCAACATCTTCTACGTTGTACTCTGTGCCAGATCCTACTACTGTAGAATTGACTGATGCAGGAAAAACGTGGGCATTGATGTCTTGCTCTTCAAAATAAAAGTAGTGTCTGACGTTAGGACGTAGACCTGTTACCAGTATCTTCATTTCTCTAGACTGTATATAAGGAGTCATTGAAATGTCAGTGACGAAATTACCTACGGTTTCGGTCAACGAAGAGGTGGCGCTTGTTAAGACACTTGTTTGTGTAGTAGTGTTTGTAGTAGTAGTCTGTGTCAGACCGCCAGCAGGATTTCGAGTTGTAACGCCACTAGAACTAGACGTAGAAGTCTCGTTTGTCAGAGGAACAAACTCTTGAAGATTATCAATCAAGTCTAATATTGGTCCAGCAACGTCTATCTCTATATTGATCGCTGGATTCTGAACTACGTCATACCCTGCGTCAAAAGGAGGACTGATCGCAGCCTTGCCATCATAGCTGTAGTAGTTTGATACACAGTTTCTAAAGTTAGTTGCATATGGCTGTGAGATCATCGTGACCCTTGTGCCAGTATCTGCTAAAGTTACGATATCTTTAAAGCTGTTAGCACCACTAGATGCTCCAACCTTTAGATCAACTGGGAATTGCATCACAGAAGGAGAGGCAATTGTTCTTGTCTTATCAACCGCTGCCTTAAATTCTGGGTCAGCTAGAGCGGCGTTCTGCATTCCTTTGAATGCATCTACCAATATTCCATTCTTAAATCTATTACTACCTGATCCATCATCGATATAAAAGTCTTTAGCGTTTGTCTCTAGCAAACTCAATGATACTAGATCGACAAGCCTATCAATCTTATCTTCAATAGCTCCTATCTGTTTCATCGTATAGTTTTTATTCGATACGTCTGAAAGTTTTATTCTATTGTTACCTGATACTGTCGTTATATTTCCAGGCACAAATATATTGTTAATTGCATATAACCCTTGAAGTTTAGGTATACTAGGATTCTCTGCTTCACCGCCTTCATATAGCGTGATGTCTCCCAACTCATCTATTACCACGCTATCCATTCTAGACATGTAGTAAGACTGGGTTGATGTAATCGAGCTATCGTTAGATGGCTGAACTCCTAAAACTACTGTTGTCGCTACGACAGAAGCCGAAGGTGCACCCGAGATGCCTACAGCATACGATACAACTGGGCTGAGATATGGTCTGAAGTCAAAGCTGTCTATTAAAGTATAAGTAACGCCGTTCTTACCCACATAATTCTGTATAAGATTTTTACTAGAAACAGTATTGTAGCTTGAACTTGAAATGTATCCACTACCCAAGTTAGAAGTTCTCTTCAGTACCTTAACTTTAATCCTGAGATTGTTGTTGGATACAGTTGCACCCGACTTAGTTGTGATATATGATATTCCGTAGAAGTTATCATTTTGGTTATTTACAAGTCTAAACTTTCCTGTTACGTCAGCGCCTGCGCCATCATCATCTATAACTTCTAATAGCTTGATCGCATTGGGTAGACCTATAGTTGCTTGACCGTTAGACCAAGTTGACTTCACGTAAACGTCTAGTTCTTGTAAACCATCTTCGCTTGTACCAGATACTATTGCATCGTAATATAAGAACTCGGATCCAGAAGCGGCTAACACTACATCAACATCGCTTCCTGTATAACCTGATGATTGAAGTGCTATCACAGTGTTGTCAGATTTTACAGCAAATATTGATGAGTTTGATATAGGGCTGTGTGTGCTTGTTGCGCTGATTGTGTGAGTGGTGCTATCAGCAACTGCAAGTCTTATTCTCTGTGTGAACTTAACGGCAGATGTAGAAGCCAGATTCGATTTACCAGCATCGAATATTTTACCACCACTATTAGCGCCGAATAATTCTCCAGAGTTTGTCAGAGTGGTGTTAGCAATTTTAGTAATAACAGTATTCTCTTTTGTCGAAGCTTTTACTACAGCGTAGACAAAGATTTTACCAGGAGTAATGTTAGATACTGAACATGATCCAATATTAGTTGAGCCGTTATACAGCGCATATCTTGTGCCGTCTGTGGCAAACTTATCTACTATTTGACCAGTTGTATGATTATAGGTATGATATTGTCCGTAAGATACGCCAGTATGTTGATTCGTCTTAGACTGTGTTAGAGTTGTAGGATTAATTAAAATCTTTCTAGAAGAAATGTTTCGTACTTCGTTACCGAATACGTATGCTTTACCAGGAGCAACAACAGCGTATGCACTGCCTGCTATTTGCTCTACTGTGACATTCAATCCGTTCGTGATATAGTTTCCAGATTCATCATATGTTCTACGTGCCATTTCATCAGAGATAGAGTTGAACTGTGTCTCAGTACGAATACGTACAGGGTTACCATCAACATATCTAATGAGTGCAAAGAATTCTTCAGGCTCTGTAGCAGTTGTGTATACGATGAGAGTAGGAACTAATTTAAGTCTATCAGCACCAGGAGCATTCTCGTTATTGAATCCAGCGGCATTGTCTAATAGAGTTGAGTCTAGACCAGATGTGATAATGTTTTCATTGATTGTAAAACCAACAGACACATTACCAGGAATAGTCGAGTACTTAGAAACAATGATTGACTGTGCAGTAACAAAGATGAAGTGACCCTTCTGATATAGAACACCTTCTTCACAAGTAACACCGAACGATCTTCCTGCGTGGGCAGACACAGTAGCGACAGTAACGGTTTTGACAGTTGTGCCTACAGCACCGTAAAGAGTTGCTGACGCTGAATCAGCTACACTAGCAACCTTGACAGTTAGAACTTCACCTTGCTGAAACTCTTTAACGTCTGTTGTTGCAGACTGAGTTCCATCATAGCCGATGTAGTTGACATAAAAAGTTTTAAGATTAGGATCTTGAGTTTGAAAACCATTCTCGCCTTTAAAGATATTAGCAACAAGCTTAGATGTTCCGCCGGTAACAGTGTATGTCACTTTACCAGTCTGATCAAAGATTGTAGGATCCGTAAAGTCTGCTTGGTCATTTAGCTTAACATAGAAGATGTCAGGACGAGCGGTAATATTAATACCGGTAACAATCGTACCTTCCTTATAGATGTTTGAGCCAAAGCGTTCAACCTGCTTTTGGAGAATAGTTTGTAATTGTGTTAATTCACGTGCTTGAACTGCCTTCGCTGGTTTAAACAGAATACGGTTAAACTGTTTTGCTTCAGCAAAGTCATCATAGTACGGATCAACGTTTAAGTCTGTGTTAATGCCCATGTATTATACTCTTTTCCTTAAAAGTCGAAGATAAACTTTATTTTTTCTTTACGATCTGCTTGCCGTTCAATAGGATCAAAATCTACGAAGTGTAGAATCTCTCCAGTGTATGGAGAATACTTCCCATAAACAACATCATTACTAGCATTATTTATACTCAATACATTAGCATCTGATGAGGTTGGGGTAGTTCTTACATAAACATCGCCCGTCTGATATATATTCTGAAAATCTCCAGAATAGTCAACCAAATATATTAGCGTATTGGTGCTACCATCATAAACGCTCTCATGTATTCTGCCTATTACAGTCTCGCTCTCTGTGCCAGTACCTCCTGACAATGTAACTGATTGTGTTATATAACTACCGACAACAGCAGTGGATGTTACATTACCCGCTATTGTTATCACTGTTCTATTGTCGAACTGTGTTGGGTTTGTTCCATCACTGAATGTAGGATTCTTTAACAGTGCTACTTTGGTGTAGTTGTTAGAGTCTGGTATCAGCACGTCTTCACCCGAGAAGTTTGTGATGACTGCTAATCTACTCATCGACATTTCATTAATCGGGTTTGATCCGTGACCACCTTTAGGCGACACTACTGCTCTCAGTGACGTAGGTGTTAAACTAGCTGTACTAGCTGCCTCTGCTACTCCAGGTGGTAAAAGAAGAGTTGCTGTGGCATGTTTATACTTAGTACCCTTATTTTGAAATTCAACATTTACAAGAGTTCCGAATCTATCTATAATGCCATATGCAATACAAGGTATACCAGTGCTTACACTTCTACTCACAGAAATTTTAGGCAGAAGTTTATATGTCTTTGCCCCATCATCGAAAGAAGCTTTAGTCTCTGTCGTAGATATAACAACGTCAATAAAAACTCCACTAGCAGAAGGCACAACAGATGTTAAGATATCAAACACTTTACCATCACTTCTCCATAGATACAAATTCGTATAGAAGTTATTTGCAGTAGCTAGAAAGTTTCCAGACTTAGGAGATATTTTAACTCTAATACTTTTCTTATTAGTGTCAGTGCCATCTACCACAACTGAGTCTAGTGTTACTGTAGAGGCTGAGGCTATCCCAGTAGGATCAGTCTCTTCAACTGTGCCTGGTCCGAATGTGCATGAAGCGAATAAACTATTAGGAGTATTGGTGATTATAACTTGTGATACGTCTTCTTTTGCCGCAGCCTTAACTGCCGCATCTCCATAAGCAGGATAAGGTAGAGGTAAACTATCGGTCGTGGCAAATACCTTAGCATCTGAGTTAGTTACTGAGAACATATATTTCCATACGTATCCATCACTAGATGTTACTGTCTCGTATGTGCTTGCGCTCACTCCTCCATCAACTCCAACATTAATACTTGGTGCTACTGTAGAAGCCGTTGCGTTACTATTGCTGATACACTTATAGACGTAATAGTTTCCTTCGTCATTAGTGATAGTGACGAACATGTTAAGAAGACTTGAATCTTGAGTGTCATCGAAGTCATCATAGATAGTACCAGATGTCCAATCATTCAGCATAAACATATATCTAACATCGTCATCAGTAACCTTGTTACCGAATATAACTCTTCGTTGAAACTCTCGCTTTTCGAATTGAGTGTTTAATATATCATTAGCTTTATCGACACTAGAGCCCATGATATAATAATCAGACTCTGGCTTTAATGATGCTAGTTGCGTATTAACAAATCCAGTTATAGCAGTCTGGTTGCCAGAAGAAAGACTTAAACTGCTGGTGGTGTTGTACGCTGCCAAAGATGTTGCAAAGTTAGACCCAACGGTTGCATTAGTACTAAGGAAAGAGTTAAACAACTCATTCGTAGTCTCTACTTTAAAATTTTCAGTAATAATTTTTGCCATTATTGTACCCGTTAAGTTCCTATCGATGTTGTTATTGAAGCACTCGTTGAAGTGTCAAGTGTTATTATTGTAGCTACTAGTCCTGTATTCTGTTCAGTGTTAATAGTCTGTGTACCTTCTTCGTTCTGAAGTCCATTTTCTGTTATATCCCAAACCTCAAACTCGACATCAAGCTTTGATGATAGATCGTTATTACTATTTATGAGAGGGGAACTGAAGAGTTTTGTGCCAGCAACTCCTACTACATTATCGATGAGCGACTTGTACTTATCAGGATCAACAATAGATCCGATGTCATATGAATACTCTTGATAGTAATAGTTGTCTGCAAGCTTCTTAGTGTTCTCGCTTAAGAATGAAGTAGTGGTTCTCCATCTACCCTCAGTCAAGCCAGGTCCCTGTGTTCTTATCTTTGCTGTAGCAACAACTATATCATCTGTGTCGAGTAACTCAACTCTTTCGTTGTCAGCGTATCTATAGCCAGTGTTTAATATATCAACTGATTCAATCTGACCAGTCTGAAAACTAGCTGGACCATCAATGACTGCATTGCGTCCCATAGGTAAAGATGTGTTATCACGAGTAATCGCTGATAGAGTTTCTAAGTTACCTCGTATATTAACTCCTACACCAACTTGGAAGTCATAGAAGCTGAGTTGCTTAAAGTAGAAGTCGTTGCCCTCTCGCTTCAAGAACCTTCCCTTAGCGACATAAGCTATAGTAGCTGTAGCAGAACTGAGATCAGGGTTCTCGATAGTAAGATTTTGAGTCACAGTATCACCTACTTCTAGTAAGAAGTCAGGAGTATTAAATGTCAGAATAGGATCTTTCTTATCAAATCGTGATACGTCAGCAAAGTTTGCCTCAGTAAATACATCACTAGTGTATCGACTGCCCGAGTTACCATTAATAATATTATCGATAGAGCCTATTGTAACATTAAGAGGAATAAATGCGTCTTTGAATTTAGTATTCAACGTCTCTTCTGTAGCACCACTCATCCTATAGTTAGTCTCTACAACATCAACAACAGTACCAGTTCCAGTTCCAGCGGCTGTCGCTGTGAATCGAGTACCTACATTGTTATCAGCCGCACCGACTAATGTAAAGTTAGTGTTGCCTACAACATTGATCTCATACACTTTAGGATTAACCATTGCTGTAGCATTGACAGTAACTTGAAGTGGTGTGTTAGTAAAGTCTCCAATCAAGTCAACAATGATATCTACATTTTCTCGATCAGTCGCAGAGATAGAGTCGATAGTATAAGAAGCAGTGGCATTAAAGGCTCCGATACTCACAGCGTTTAATGTTTGTGTGCCCACAATAAAATCAGCTTGACCATTAGTAGGTAATACGTTAAAGTCGTGTCCGTATCCAGTAGCAAAGATGTTAGGTAATAATATGTTTTCTATCCAAGCAGTCTTAGCCGCTGAGAGAGTTGTGCCATTCTTATATGAATTCATAGCATTAACATCAGTTTGAGTGATATGTCTATCTTGAGCCGCAACGTATCCTGAGTTGCTGATATCACCTAGTCTATAACCTGTACTATGATTGCGATTAAATACCGCACTCATCTTAGGATCAATCGATGAGTCTTTGTTTGCCGCTAAAGTAATCTGAGCATGAACATAGGTAAGAAACTCGGTACGTGTTCTATCTATGGTATTCACATAGATGAGGGGGTGTTCATATCCAACGATTCGCCCGCCACCTGTGATATTACCAGATACAGAAGCCGCTCCAGACGCAGTACTGATCTGAGTCACAGCAGAGGAATGCCCTTCTGCATAGATCCAATCACCGACATTGACCGTAGGCGTTAAGGACTGCTGAAGCACAACAACTTGATTAGATATTAAGATATCGTTATTAGTAGTAGGTAAAGCGTATCCATATCCAGTATCTGATATAGCGAAGTCTATCTGACCAGTGCTTACAGTAGATACTGATTTAACTGATGCTGTAGCAGAGGTACCACTCTCGTTTGATTGTAGCTTTAGTTTATCACCGACTTGCTGTCCAGCTATTCTACTACTTGAGTCTACTGTAACTGTACTAACAGAACCCTGTATTAGCTTACCACGATTAACAGGCGATGCTGTACCACGTGTAACTAGTATGCCATCGTCTGAAGTAAATGTTCCTGATACATTAGAGATATATGCAATAGGTATTAATGAACCAGTGAAGTTAATGAAGACGATCTCATCTACAAAGCCTACAGCACCAGAGATGTCTCCGTTCAGCTTGTCACCACGTTGAATAGGATATCCTATCACAGTCGCAACAGCTTGGAGTTCTAGATAGATTGCCCCACCCCATACTGAGTCCGAAGGCTTTAATATGTTCTGACTAGGATAGAAGACTTCGATCTCTGTATCATAGAACATTTGAAATAGCAAGCGGAGTGATTCTTCAGAACCTTTTCTCTTGTATAAGTCTTGAATATGTTTTATAATAAACTTAGTATCGATTATCGTATCAAGAGGTAACTCATGCAGAAACTTCTTCTTAAAGAAGATGAGAAAATTAGCTAGTGTCGTATCAAGGTCTCGTAGCTTTGGAATATTTCTATCCATAGTAGAGTCGTTGAAGTCGTAGTATGCTTTCGTGAACTCAACAAGAAAGTTACCCTCTTCCCTATAGAGAGCAGGATACTGTTCTTCGATGAATGTCGAAATATTACTTGAAACGTCTAGCATGTTTTATTCCGTTAATTGTGTTACGTTAACTGTAATGTCTTGGTTGCGTATAGAGATGATTCTGTCCTTAGGAGACTTGACATCTTTATTAATTGTGTTAGCAGTGAACTTAATAGCATCGCCTTCATATGAATCAACAATAAGATTTGACAACTTAACAGCACCTGTGCTATAATCAACTGTACCAACGTTACGTTTGAATACACCTTCTATAGTAGTACCTGCTGTCACAGCCATGATAGAGCCCTTACCGTCGTCTTGTAGTGTGACAAGAGATCCTTCTATCGTGAACTTAGTAGTCTTAATAGCTGGTGTGAATGATGAGAAGCCAGTAACAGCATCAAATGGATACGGCTGTACTAGCGTAGACTCATAAGAGAATGCGGGATTCTGGACAATAGACAATGTAGGCTTGATCTCAATGATAGGCTGTGCAAAGATATCAGTAGAGATGATAGAGTTATCGAGAGCATCAAGTGTAGCAGATAACCTAGACTGGCGCAATGTCTTATTAAAGTCATTGAGATTCGTAGTCTGGTATGCTACAATAGAAGCAATAACTTCGCTTCGTATCTGAGCCGCACTCTTCGTAGTGATGTTTGCATCATACACTACATTGACTACTGTGTCAATGAATAAGAACTTAGCCGCTACGAATACTGGTTCGATAGTCAGTGGTGTCTTGTCTTTCAGATACTCTTTAAAGTCAGCGATCTCAAAGTCTGCCGCTCCCTGTCCACCAGTAACGTCTACAGAGATAATCACTTTACCATATTGTGGTGGTATAACTTCATCACCACCGTATACAGATATAGCTTGAATGTTAGGAAATCTATTTCTCAGTAGTACTTCATAGTCACTCTTTGTAACAGCACGATCTTGTACTTGTAATGCCTTAGGTGCGAATGTTCGTATAGACTCGATAGTCTCAGAAAGAAATCCACCAGTAGAAGGTACTGTAACGTTTGTTGATATAGATGAGGCGCCGCCAATGTTCTGTGCTATCGTAAACGACTTGACACCATCAGCATCACCACCATTACATATCCTATACGTAGCAACGATAACGTCAGCAGTCTCTGGCTGAGCACCAAACGTGTTCTGACCAAACTGTAGGCTATACTTGCCATCTTCTTCGGGCTGGAGATAGAATACTTTCTGTGTAGCACTAATGCCAAAGATGTCGCTCTTCTGTACGTACTCTACACCATTCACTGTAACATACAATGAGCGTGTGTCAATCCATGAGTTAGATAGAATAGAGTCTGATACAGATAGCGTCTCACTCATAAGACGCCCTTGAAATGCTTGCATGCCTGTGATAGTAAACGTGTTTGTGTTAGCATTACGTATAGCAGTATTTGTCTTGTCTGTCAAGAAAGAAAATGTAGTATTACCACACTTACCTGACAGTGATGTATTAGCAGGAATAGTAAAGTAGTTCGAGTCTTGTGTAGCAGTGATATTCAACGTAACAGTAGCCATCGAGGATCTACGTGAACGTGGTAGGTAGTTTAATTCCTTGGCATGTGATATAATACTATTACGTTCTTGTGCTGAGTCGAGAAACATCTCGCTAATAGCCATGTTATAATAGTAGTTGTTATAGAACGTATTATATGATAGTACATCTAGGAGAACATTCATGTTCGATCCTTCGAAGTCGTAGTCAGCAAACCTATCCTGATTCTTAAGAAACGTCTTAAGTGCTGTCTTCGTAGCGAAGAAATCTAAGTTAGTTACTGGTGATATGTTTGCCATTTATCTTACCCTGTCGATGCCTATTGAAATTGATTGTGGTGCTTCACTATTTATGACGTTGAAAACAACGTTGACTGTTATCGCATTCTCGTCTATGTCACCTAGTACTTCTACATCTAATAGATTACAGCGTGGTTCATATGCGTTAAGTGCCTCACGTACTTTGTCTTTGAGTAGAATGATAGTAGTAGGTGTAACGTTCTCGAATAACGATGCACGAATATCGCTGCCTAAGTTAGGCTGAAACAGTCGCTCTCCTTTGTCTAATAGTATGAGGTTCTTAATAGCTTCTCGTACAGAGTTCTCATTCAGTCTACGTGCTATATCACCCCTGCCTGGAATAGGCGAAAGATCCTTATGGAAGTCTGAGTATACAGCTTTGAATCTAGTGCGTGGTGTGATCGTCTCTGCCATTAGTAATTACCTTTGTGTTATATCTATTTATGCTGTTTTCGTACGGAATAAATCTTTATCATGCTTATCTACATGAGCGACCCATTTACTGAGTTGACTATCTGGTACAGGGTAATCGCTAGGAGTATATCTCTCACCCCCGACCCAACTGACTCTATAGTCACGTATGTCTAGATGTATGAATGATGAGTATACACCAATGCCAGTAAAGCCTGCTCGACTCGCTGCCACAACAAACTCTGCTCTGTCTTCATACGATCCTTTTACTTGTACGTCAATGGCTTTACCTGTCATGTGCTGTGACAATTTAGCACCACCAACTTTCTTATTCTTCTTAGGCGATCTATAGCCAGAGTTAATAACGTATGACTGTCCTGTCTGCTCACATATGCGTAGTAGCTTACCTAGTACTACTGGATCTATCTTCTTATATCCCGCACCCTTAAGCTCTTTACCTTCGTAGTCGTTCTGATTAATAACAGCACTTGTGTATGTGAACTTCCCTGGTACGCCTGCTTCTGTACGATTATCGGAAATAGTTTTAATTTCTACTTGACTTAGTTCAGAAGGTGTGATATAATTAGATTGTATTGAAGCGTCAGCTACTACTTCTTTAATAGTTGGTGCTGATGCATTCACTGTCTCTTGAGCTTTAGTCTTAGCGTCTCTACGTTCTTTAGGATCAATACGTATAGCACCTGCTTTGACTGCCTTCTCTGTCTCTCGTAGACTCAGGGCACTCAGTACAGCATGTTCTGCGATCATAGCACTAGAGAGAGCTTTGAGTCCATCAACAGGTCCCTTGAGTAAGCCTTGAATCACTTCAGTCAGTTGACAGAATCTAAACATCAATAGAGCAACGTTCTCTACAGTAAGGCGTTCGAACTGTGCTGAAGTCTTAGCTAGAAAGGCTTCTACTTTCTTCTTAAAGTCCTTAATACCTTCTTCGGAGAATAGTTCTTTGATGTCTTCTGCTATCTCTTGTATCTTTTTGAATGCTTTTTGACCAGTACCGTGTATATCATTGAGTGCTCCAACGGTGGCAGTCACTGCTTTCTCTATCTGTTTAAGTAATTGTTCTACAACTTTGTCTATAATCTCAAGCACCAAGTCCTTTATCTTCGTAATAACTTGGTTCAGAGTGATAGCTTTGACCTTTTTTAAGGGATCTTTCTCTAATAAGTTCTTAATGTCACCCATTAATTCACTAGCAGTATCAATAAGAATGAATAAGGCAGTGAGTTGTCCGAATACATTAGCGAATGCACCACACATACCAGATGAGATCGACTTGCCTAAGTTCTTATTCAGGTGATAGTCTAAGTCAGTTAAGTATGAATCGACAGGTACGGGTACGACTTCTGTTGGATTAAATGGATTATAGTTCTTGATATCATCGTCAAGGTCTGTTATACTATAGTTATTATCTACCACAAAGTCAGCGATGTCAACAAAGCTTAATGGTGCTTGCTCGTATCGGTCCCTTAGTGTATCATAGTTAGATAGATCAAGACCACCTAATATAGCGTTAGTCTTCTTCGTAACATCTACTAATGATTGCCTATTGACTTTCTCAACAGGGTTAGTATCTGCCAGCTTAGTTATATCTATTATATCAGAAAAGGCTCCACTGTCAAGTCTTAATATCGAAGAATCGAATCTAGATGCTAGTGGTGTTGTATTTTCGCAAATCGCACTCATGTTATGTCCTAAACGTTTTGATTTTTATAATAGTCATTGATACTCGACACTGTTATCTTACCAGAGGTATCTCTCCATCCTTTATTCTGTTCCCATGCTTTAGTGCCGTATGCATAAACCTCATAGTCTTTAGGCTTGTTAGCATATGCTGGTGCGGCTTGCATGATTCCTAGATCACCCCCACGATAATCAAACTTAGTGAGGTATTCATCATAGACGCCTAGCTGTTCTGTAGCATTCATATTCTGTATCTTGCCTGTCGTATAGCCCAAGAAATCAGCAGTGCCTGGTATAAATTGGAATAGACCAGTTGCACCACTATCACTATTTAGTGCAGATGTGTTGAAATTACTTTCGCCTTGTACAACTCTATACAGTTCATCTTTCGTAAGACCAGGGAACTTCTCTATCATAGACTTTAACTTATCTTGGAACGACACGTCTGCTTCTAGTTCTTCTTTCGACTCATACGTACCTGCCTTAGTGACAGCAGTAGCGGCATTCGCCGCAGAGGTAACTGCACCTGGTATGGATGCTCCGTCTGTTGTATCATCAGTCATGCGACTTGTCAAGTGTACAGGCTTCCTTGTTCGCTTATTAGCACCTGTCGAATACCCTACACCAATACGTGAAGCAGGGATATCTCCGGGGTTGACAACAGCGGCAACTTCTGTTATACTTAAAGGAGGTATTGCAGCCGTACCAGACTGAACTAGCTGTGCTGCCTTAGATGCTGTGATTGTGCTTGTCGCTACGCCTGCTGTAGCACTTGCAGTACCATTACCAATAAGCACTAATGATCCGTCCATATTAACGAGTCCACCAGCGCCTATGCCTAGCTGTGCACCCGCTGATAAGTCCATAGTACCAACAGACTTGACTCCTAGGGCAGCTCCTGCGTTGATACCAAGCGCACCAACAGCATTAATGTCCATAGTAAGGAGAGAATTCATACGCAATGATGTCGTACTATTGATATCGATCCCCAGATGACCCACATCAGGAAACGGTAATGTCTGTGTAGAGACAGCAGGAGTACCTAAGCTGTGTATCTTAGTATAAGCACTACTATACAGATTCATCTTATAACTGTCAAGATGTATATCACCATATAATGCTTGTCCATATATGCCACCAAAGTTCAAGGCAGTACCCGCTTTCATCTTAATGTTTGCTTGAGCGGCTAAGTTAATATCATCACTAGTACCAAAGATTCCTACTTTACCACCAGATATGTTCGTAGAGACAGCGGCATTAATATTGGCGGTACCACGGGCTGTAACATTAAAGTTCTCGCACTCGATATCTAAGTCGCCATTAATCCATACCTTACCTGATCCACGCTCTACCTTAAGAAGATAATCACCACCAACATTGGTCACGTGATCGTTCTCAGTACGGTTCATAGTAAACCCTTCAGAGCTATTGTATGTGTCACCAAAGGACTTAATAAAGACAGTACCATTACCATCTATCTGTATAGCAGAACCACTACTATGTGATACTAAGATATATGTACCATCTCCGTCTTCACTATCAGATAGGACTACAAAGTTATTGTCATTCTTACTGGTATAAATTCTATTGTCAAGATTCTTTTCTGGTGTTATAATAGGTGGCTCAGACCATGTTTCGCCTGTAGCTGATTCGATATCGTTCTTCTGTGATGCGGCTTGTATAGTTGCTTGACCTATCTCTGCGTCTTCACCACCCATCGCTCGATGCAAAGGAGGCTTACCATACTTATCTATAGACGCCATTGGTATCATAGACACTTCATTAGGCGCACCTGCTTCTGGTGGTAATTGCAAGTTAATGCCTGGTATCCTGCCTAGTATCATAGGATGCTGTGCGTCTCGTCCGTCCATAAAGAAACCAAACACCCATTCACCAGTATCAGGTATGCTAGAAGAGGCTCCGTATGACCCATCAATAACAATAGCCCATGGTAAGGCTTCAGTAGGCATTGCTTCTTTGTCTTCGCTATGAATACCAAATGCTCTCACTTTCACACGACCATCATTAGTGGCATCGTGACGATACTCTACAACACCAACGAACCACAATGGATTTCTAAACCCTCCGCTCATACTATTCTCCTCCCTCACTGAACAAGACTCTATCATAGGACTGTGATAGACCGCCTTTGGTCATCGTTATCATCTGCATATAGTTATCGTCTTCGTGTACATTCGCTATGTTTGTGATCATATAGAAGCCGTCTCGCTCTTTGTCTGCCTGTGGATTCTTAGCCACTTCGATTCGATCAACCATTATAAATATAACCATTCCTGGAACCAGTGCAATTCGACCGTTTATGCCGCAATTAATTGCATACTTAGCAAGGTGAGAATTAAATACCCTGCGTGAATTAATTACCTCTGCGTAAAAGGGATAACTTCTATCGCTTCTCTCTATCTGACCAGGTGTATTATAGTCCTTTATAACGAATGTCTCTGCAATACGAGGCATTTTATCGCTAATAAAGTCTTCGCTATGATTGATCTTGATATCACCTAGATTGTTTCTGTCTGCATACTCTCTATAATCGAATGCTGTTCTTGATGTGGTTCTATTTAATATATCTACTTCGAATACTGATCTCTTATATTGACCTGATCCTATCTCTTCTATAGTATTAGTGGGATTACCATAGCTCATCTGCATGATTGTTTGTTGTGCCGAGAGTTGTCCTTCGGGAGTATTGTTATCATACACCTTATTTGTATTAAATAAAAGATTATTATCACTTATCGCCTGAGGTGTTGATGTCATGTCCTTATACTTCTCAGCCAGGTAGTTAGGTGTACAGAAATAAAAGCTTTCTCTTGTCTCAAAGAACTTATAATTGTTTGTTGACTTATCACCGCCGTATGCTCTTCTGGCGAGGAAGTCTATCGCTCTGGCGGGCGACAGCGTTGGGATACAGAACGATTGGTTGCCTACTGTAGGTTCGATTTCAATCGGCTTTGCACTAGAGGCGTTCTCTTGTCTAAGAAAGAATTCCTCATAGACATTCTTTACCATATCTGATACAAGCATATTACTGTATGATTTAGCGACTTCTTGTTGATTAGCGTTGAAGTTCTCGATTGATGTGAAGTCTAAGCTGTAGCTCAATAGGTTATCTTTGCTCTCATCATAGGGTTTAACGTCACGTACCGAGAAGCAATAGAATTCTTTCTTGCTTGTCTTACCAAAGAAGTCTTTATATTCGATAGTAATGTATTCTTCGCCTAATATAGGAAGTTTTCTTAAGAGTCCTTCTGAGTCTACTACGATACACGATCCCATTATATTAGGACTATCGATACCTTCAGTTATAAGCCAGTTAGTGACGATTTGATTTAATTCAATACCCTCATCTGGCTTTGATTTGAGTGTGCGTATCTTAAAGCTGATCAGTTCATAGTAACCTGCTTCAGCGACATTTACATTATTACTTTCCATTTAATCTCTTCTCTAGCAACTTACCTATCTCACCGACATAGTTCGCATTAAATAGTGATATGATTCTACGCTTCTCATTTAATTCGAACTCGTAGTCATATACTCTTACTGGTAACCATTCTGACGTTGGATTAGCTGAGTATGTTGCGTGATTGATTTGTATTTCAGGTACGTATTTACTCTTATAGTATTTGATATTATTTGTTAATGATGTGTTCTGTGCCCACGTGAGGACTGCTTCATTAGTTGTACCTGATTGCGTAGCGTATTCTTTTATAATAAATGCGTCTAAATTGGCTTGTGACTTAGGCCATTGAGTATATGGATCAAGTATATTATTAGCTAATAGCACCAACCATGCTAACTCTGCATCTCCATAGTATAAGTAGGCAACATCTTCTGGTCTCATGCCTTCTTTAACTGTGTAGGGAAGATAATTCGTGTTAGCGATAGAGTCTGATAGCTTTGCTCTTCTCGTGATATCGACCACATATTCTTTATCTCTTAATACTAGCGGGAATTTGCTGAAGTAACTCATGGTGTTGCTCCTCCTTGATTTGCAGGTATCGGAACACCATTGCTGTCTAATTTATCTCCTGATCCGTCTTGTGTCTCGTTTGTTGCGGTCTCTTCGCTCTCTTCTTCTGCTACAGCAGGTGGTAGAAACAGTTCAGCACCGTAGTCAGCTTTCGTATGAATAGCTGCCTCTGTCATAACCATATTAATTCTCACTGCGCTTGGCTTACCACCTCTATTTAATGCAATACCGTTAGGTGCATAGTCAACATTAAACTGACTGATCATACACGTCTTCATTTTATAGAAGAAATTGCTATCAATACCGTAAAAGAAGCAATCAACCATCGAAGGATATTTTAATAGACCTCTTGATAGTGTAGTCTCTCCTACAGAACTAAGAGATTCTTCTACTTTAACTCCACCAACTCCAGACATCTCGGGAGTGATCTGATTTTGAATAGTGCCAATAATTCGTCTTAACGTATCTGCTTCTTCAGGACTATCAGGTGATAATGTCCATTCGAATGTGTGTACTTTTAGATCGACTCCGCTGAATACTAATGTTGCATACGGGTTAACAGCAGTTCCTGTTCCTGCTCCAATACCTTTCGCAAGGTCTGGTCCGATAGCACCTAGTCCTGCACTCGCAAGAAATAAGGCAGTGTCTGTCGCTCCTGATACAACTGCTTGTGCATTTGCGACATTAATATCAGCCGCAGACGCTCCTTTAGCCGCATCTAGAGTCGTATTAAACATACCTGATATCTTTGTCGCTAACCCTCCTATACCGCCAATATTCTTCATGCCTTTAGCGGCATTTGCTGCCATTGATCCAGCTACTCCAATCTCATCAGCGCCGACTTTGATATTCATATTGTCTTGAAGATTTTTAGGCAAAGGTAAAACGATGCTCTCGGTATTTACTACTGTAGCGTGAGCAGAATTGCCGTAGCTATACTCTTTAAAGTTAAATATCATGGCATGGTGACCAAGCGTGTGCGGGAAAGTCAGAGTAGAGCTATTACGCTTCTTCATTCTCTGATCTATTACAGTTTCCGCTGGTGTTATTCTGCCTGTAGACATGGTTTTCGACCTTTATAAATATTAGTTAATACAACTACAATTATTTATATGAGATCAGATGGCGTATCAGGGAAGTTTTAGACCTAGAAATCCAAATAAGTATCTAGGTGATCCAACTAATGTGATTTACAGATCGCATTGGGAATTGAAGCTTATGTCTTATTTAGACAAACATCCACACGTTATTAAGTGGTGTAGTGAAGAAATTGTTATACCGTATAAAAGTCCTATTGATGGGAGATGGCACAGATATTTCCCAGACTTCTATGTGGAACAGATAAATAGAAGTAAGAAGAAAGAAAAGATTTTAATAGAAGTCAAACCTAAGTATCAAACTGTACCACCCACAGTTCAGAGAGGTAAGAAGCCTACTAAAAGATATATTAATGAAGTAAAGACTTGGGGTGTTAACCAAGCGAAATGGGCGGCGGCAGAAGAGTATTGTAAAGATCATGGATTCATCTGGCAGATAATGCATGAAGATCATTTAGGGATAAAATAATTAAGTTAAAGGACAACAATATGTATGAATATAAATGTAAAGTAGTAAGAGTAATAGACGGTGATACAGTAGATGTAGACATCGATCTAGGGTTTGGCGTTTGGCTGAGAAAAGAGCGTGTTAGAATTATGGGCATCGATACTCCTGAGTCACGGACACGTGATAAAGTCGAGAAGAAGTTCGGTCTAGCGTCTAAAGCCAAGCTAAAAGAATTATTAAAGAATGGCTCTATTCTAAAGACTCAAGTGTCTAAGAAGGGCGAAGACATGAAGGGCAAATTTGGTCGTATTCTAGGCGATTTTATACTAGAAGATGGTCGTAAAGTAACAGAGGTTCTTATTGATGAGGGTCATGCTGTTGCATATTTTGGTGGCAGTAAAGATGATGTCGATGCGGCTCACCTAGTCAACCGTGAGCGTTTAATTAACGAAGGTGTGGTTGTACTCTAATGGCAATTCTGTTTGACGAAATTCTCACCAAAGGTGTTCGGGCTGGACAAATACCAGCTCGTACAGCAAAGGCACGTGACTGGTATAGAAAAAGTGCTAGTGACTATAAGAGAATCAACGATGGTAAACTGTTAAAAGGCGATGCAGATCGTTTAACAGCTAGACCTCTCGTTGGACAGATGTACATGTATTATTATGACGCAAAGGGTAAAGCAACTCTACCATATTTTGATAGATTCCCGTTAGTATTTCCTTTTAAGAAAGTAAAGGGTGGGTTCTACGGATTAAATATGCACTATCTTCCTTTGCCATTACGTGCTAAGTTGATGGACGCACTATATGACACGGCAAGCAACACTCGATTTGATGAGTCTACTAGACTTAAAATTAGCTATCAGATGTTAGAGAGTGCGGCTAAGTATAAAGAATTTCAACCATGCATTAAACGCTATCTTACTACACAGGTACGTAGCAAGTTCATGTACATATATCCCTCAGAATGGGACGTTGCACTGTTCTTACCACTAGAAAGATTCCAGGGTGCATCGAAGACTCAAGTCTGGTCAGACTCAAAAAGAAAAATAGGATAAGGCAATGGCGTTTAACATTCAAGAATTTAATTCAACTATTAGTAGACACGGTTTAGCTAAAGATAACCTGTTTATGGTCAATATAACACCCCCTAAATCCCTAAGAAACGATGAGGGTATTATTCCTGATCTACGCTTCTTCTGCCGAACTGTTACACTTCCAGAGTTTGACGTAGTAACAACTGATTATCAAGTTCAAGGATTTGGTGCGACTACTAGACGACCAACTTCTATGTTATTTCCTATTCTGCCTACAGTTTTTATGGTAGATAGCAATTTCGAAATTATGAAATTCTTTCACAGATGGATGCAGTTGCAGATTAACTACGACACGTCTGGTGGACCAATGTCAGCAGTTGACGGACAACTACCGTACGAATTAGGATACAAGTCTGATTATGCCTCTACTGTAGAGGTTGTAGTATATTCTTATGCGTCAGAAAGTATCACATACACATACACGATGAGTGGCGCATACCCAGTTCAAGTGGGTAATGTAACAGAATCTTGGGGAAACACTGAGATAATGACACTGCCTGTAGGATTCACATACGATGAAATTAAAGTTACAGGCGCAGACACAGGTTCTATGATAGATGGCAGAGGTGGAGTTAATGGATTATTAAGCTATCTATCTACAATAAATACTTTCACACAAGCGATTCGAGGATTGAAGCGACCTAGAAGCATTCAAGATGCTATTAACCAAGCATCTAATGTCTCTACTATTTTGAAATCTTTTTAATTATTACTATACAATAGGAGTATAACACTATGGGTTTACCTAAAATTGACCAACCTTTATTTGAGGTTACTGTTCCGTCTACAGACAAAAAGGCAAAATTTCGACCATTTACGGTTAAAGAAGAGAAAATTCTTCTGATAGCACAAGAATCAGAAGATCAGAATCAAATCTTTCTAGCAGTAAAACAGATCATTAACAACTGTACAACAGGCGTTGACGTAGATAAGCTTGCTACATTTGATTTAGAGTATCTTATTCTAATGATTCGTGGCAAGTCAGTAGACAATATGATGAAGTTTGGATTCGTAGACGAAGAAACTGAAGAGAATGTGAATGTCGAAATTGACATAAATGACATTAGCGTAAAGACTCCTGAGGGTCATAACAAGAAAATTGTACTGAATGATCAATACCATATTATGATGAAATATCCAACTTTATCCGAAGTTAAAATGTTACAAGAGGTTGATGATAATCTTTCTCAGACCGATCAAATGTTCTCGACTATGACTGGATGTATTGATATATTGGTGGATAATAATACTGATGAGATATTCAAGCTAGAAGACTTCAGTAAAGTTGAAATTAGTGATTTCGTAGATGGATTTAATGGCGCTGTTATTGGAGATATTAAGACATTCTTTGACACTATGCCTAAGCTTACGCACACGATCCAGTATAAAGATAAGAATGATAAGGATAAAGAATTTGTTGTGGAGGGTATGGACTCTTTTTTTACATAATGTTGAGCCATAATAACCTTATGGCATACTATAAAAATATCTTCGCAGTGGCTCAACATCATAAATATAGTATAAGTGATATAGAAAACTTAATACCGTATGAGCGTGATCTTTATATGGATATGTTAGTGGACTTTATAGAAACAACGAATCAACAACAAAGCTAGGAGAAAGACATGGCTAAAAAACTACCAGTAGACAGCATGTTAAATGACGCTGATCTAGACGGTGATGGAATCGTATCAAACGAAGAGCTATCTAAACACGAACGAATGATACAAATCGAAAATGCTGATAAGCGTGAAGACGCACAGCGTAACATGGCTTGGTTTGCACTATTCGGCATGCTCTTATACCCGTTTGCAGTAGTACTTGCCGTTCTTATGGGACTAGATCAGGCATCTAAAACATTGGGCGATATCGCACCAACGTACTTTGTGTCAGTAGCGGCTATCGTTGCGGCATTTTACACAACTCAAGCTTACTCAAATAAGTCTCAATAGGATAGTTTAAATGGCAACCACGTCTCTGCCCACAGTCAATTTATCAAGTGACACTACAGACCAGATAGCACCACATCTGAAGTCTATGCGTGATTCTATGGATAACCAGACTAAGATACTACAAGCTACTTTTGACCTGACGGCTAATGCCGCAAGAAAAGCTCAAATGGCTGCCAATCTAGCTCAATCAAAAGCAACGGCTAAAATTACTAAGCAAGCTGTAACAGAATCAGTTGCTAGTAAAGGTATGGATGGCGGAGATGGTGGATCCGGCGGTATGGGTATGGGAATGATGGGTTTAGGATCTGGAATTGTGGCAATTGCCGCATCTTTGACTGGATTCGATGCGGCTATTAAAGCTATGGCGCTACCAGGAAAGTTCAAAACTTTCAACATGGGTTGGACAAAATTTACTGATGAGATTGTTTACATGGGCATTCGCATTGAAGAGTTCGGGAAAAAAGTTAAAGCCTTTAAACCTAGATTCCCCGATATACCTAAAATATCATTTGTAGATGCTAAGGGTATGCCGTATGATTTTACCAAAACTAAACTCAGCATATCTGTTGGTCCTAAAATAGATTTAATCAAAACTGGAACTAACGCATTCTTTGACAGCATACAGGCTAGTATAAACACGAAATGGACTATGGCTGCCGAAGCATTTGGTGGAAAGATAACTGGCATTAAAACAGCCGCTAACACATTCTTTGATGGAATTAAGCTAGGAATGACTGAGAAGTTTGCAAGCCCAATAGAAGCATTCGGTGGAAAGATAACTGCGATTAAGAACAGTATCAATGGATTCTTCGATGGAGTCAAGTTGGGAATGACTGAGAAGTTTGCTGGACCAGCTACAGCATTTGGAGATAAACTTACTAGTATTAAGGATGGTGTCGGAAAGTTCTTCGATGGAATACCTAGAATTAAATTAACTATGCCTGTAGGCTTAGCTGGTATAACAGATAGCGTGAAGACAGCATTCGGTGCCATTGACGGTGGCGGTATATTAGGATTCTTAGGCAAAGTTGGCGGGTTTCTTAAGCCTCTACTTGCGCCTTTCGAGATCATTCTTAAGACAGTTATGAGACCATTCACGCAAGTACTGTTAAGCATCATCGACTTTGTTACTGGATTCTATCAAGGCTTCACTAGCGAAGATGGTAGTTTTGGCGATAAGCTTAAAGCTGGTATAGAAGGTGGTATTAAAGGAATTATCAAAGGCTTCACTGAAGCAATCGATCTAATCTTTATCAAGCTCCCTGCTTGGTTGATGGAGAAACTAGGTTTTGACGGTATCGCTGAGACACTTAAAAGCTTCAGTCTTACTGCATTAGTCGATCCTGCATGGGAAGCAGTTAAAAACTTCTTTAAGAAAATGTTTACTGATCCAGGTGGTACTGTAATGGGCATCGCAAAGGGTGCAGGTGAGATGGGTGAAAACTTCATCAAAAGTATTTTACGAATGATATTGCCTGATCCTGACTCAGATAGAGCATGGTATGATCCCTCCCGCCTCGTTGCGAAAGCGATACCAAACTCAGTGTATACATATGCAGGATTAGACGCAAAGACAGGTGAATTGTTGCCGGGCGCAGCCTCTAGTAGGGGAGATGCGATAACCGCTCTTGCTGTAGAAGCAGACGCCATGGGCAGAGCAGATTCTAAAGGCTCTCAAGTGAGTGTTGCCGCACCTGTTATTGCACCTGTAAATAACGTTAATGTGAGAAATCAAAACACGACATTAGGAATGCCTGGTAATCTATCAAACGCCATGGGCTTCTAATTAGAATCCCAATTCTTAAACAAAAAAAAGGCGACTCACATCCATGTAAGCCGCCTTTCTCCCCTAACTAGATAGCTTAACTATCTTCAGCTAGACTCTTGAAGAAATCTAGAGACTCTCCGTCTCCGTCGTCACTCGCAAGAGTTGGGGATGAAGCCTCGCTCACTTCAGGAGCTTCACGCTCTTTAAAGTTAGGAGCAAAGTTCATACCCGTACTATCGTCCTCAGCAGTTGTTGTGGGTGCGTGTTTACTGCCATCAAGACCTAGAACCTTATACAATTTAGCTTTCAGTTCATTATAAGACTTGAAGTTTTTAGGATCGACAATATCTGCTAGAGAATGTTGCTTATTCCAATTTTCTTCCATGGCTTCGTCTGATAACGCTGTACCAGATGAATCACTGATAGGAGAAATCGAGTCAAACTCAGACTTATCGTAGTTACGATAGCCTTCTACTTGACGGATCTTCAATTTGAAATCTGCACCTTCCCAAAAGTCAAATGGGTTGATCGGATCTTCGTCTTGAAACTGAGGATTCATTGCATCGTTCAGCTTGTCGAAGATTTTCTTACCAAACTTATAAAGATAAACTTGACCTTCACGTGATGGGTTAGCACTATCCTTCACGATATAGATGTTAGCAGTGTATGATAACCTGCGCTTCTGCTTACGAGCAGTTTCTTTATCTTCGTCATGACCAGAGTTCCAAAGCTTTGAGTTGTACTCAGAGACTGGATCGTCTTGACCTAAAGTTGTAAGAGAGTTTTCAATGTACCAACCACCTGGTCCTTGAAAGCCATGGTCCCACGCACGAACGAATGGCATATCTTCACCTGACGGTGCTGGTAAAAAGCGAATCACGGCATAACCATTGCCAGCTTTGTCTACTTCTGGTTTCCAGAAGCGATCATCGCCTTTGTTGTTATTGGGTGATCCCATCTTCTGTAACTGAGAATTCAGTTTATCGAAAGATGAAGTACGTGCCTTCTTTAAGGCAGAGAATGATGTTGTCATATTAGTATTTCCTGTATTATGCTATATATAGCGGTTTATGTTACGATGTATATCGTTGTATTGGTCTATTATACTAGACCGCGGTGTATTTGTCAAGACATATTTTCTTCATTTTCACTTTATCATAATTTAAAAAAGGTCGATATTTCTTAACAATCTTATTTATATTAGGATAAACGATGGTATCGTTGATATTCTTATCCCAATATTTAAAGCATCCTGTCAGATCATCTAAGATGACTAGAGTTTCGATGCTCAGTCGCTTCATGTTGTAGAGTTGTAATACCCTAGAGTACTGTCCGTCTTCAACAATAAAGTTAGAGTTAAAGTCTTCGTTCAATTCATCTAGCTCATTGCCAAACACGTATCCCAAAGACTGTTGTCTCTTTGACCACTCTCTGAATATCTCATCAGCGGTCTTGTTATCTATCAAATTGCCAATCCATATTTCTGGATTATCAATCACATTAGCGAGTAGAAACTCTTTAGAGTCCTTACGCTTTCCCAACTTATAGAAGAAGAACTTATCTTTTCTGCGTTCAAAACTATCTACAGACAACCTCATCTTACCACCATATTTGTGAAAATCATACGAAGTGGTAAAGTGCTTCTTCAGAGCAATGTAGTAGCTATAGAGTTCAAACGCCTCTCTAGTTGAGTACATTGATCGGTCTGTCACACTGGCAGCCTTGTTAACTTCTCTACCATATTTAGTTCTTCTGCTTCTCTATAAATCTTTGCCTTAAGTACAGGTGATCTTCGAATGATCTCTCCAACTACCTCTACTTCCAGTCCATACGATTCTGCGTATACAATCACTGCATCAATGTATGGTACACCCTTAGCGATATTTGCTGAAATTTCTTTCATTATCGTTTCAGAATTTAGTTGTGCTATAAGCCCAATGTCTTTAGTATTTGCGATTTTTTATGCTCCCTGCCCAGTAAATAGGCTGTTTTAAAAACGCTTGCTTCACGTTTATTATTAATAATATACTCTTCACCACCTAAGATTACTTTGCCTTCTTTAGGGTCTATATCAACATTATAGAGTACTGGCTCGTTATATGTAACTCTAGCCATTTAGTACCTTAATTCCTAAAGCCCAATTCTCAGCCGCATCTTCGACATATTGCCTAGACTTGTCTTCAAACTCCTCTCTACGGAAAAACTCAGTATCTCCAATACCCATGTAATATCGAATACAGTAGACCCCTTCTTCTAAGAAGACTTCTGCTCTCGCACCATCGGTGCCTTCTTTGAAATATGTCTTGATATGATTCATTAAGATACTCCTCTATTGTTTATACTTGTATAGTATAACATCGAATTGGGCTCGTGTCAAGTGTTTATTGAACACTTTCCAATAAAGCTTCGATCTCACAGATTTCGGACAGCAATTCGCTCATGTTCTGCTTATGATAGATACGAGCCATTTTACCTAGATATTTTTTGGGGATGCCTACATCGTCTTCTAGAGAGATTAGGGCTTCTTTGACAAACTCACGTTCAGCTTCCTGTCGTAGATAAGAGTTACTTATCTCTTGCATACATTCTTTGATACGCTTTTTGTCGTGATCGCTTGAGGGGATAATAATACCTGTCATAATTTTTCACCGTGTTGTAGTTAATGTTAAAAGTTGGTGCGTTAAGGTGCACCAAGCCTATACTTTAGAAGTTGAAAGTTGCACCGACAAAAATGTCACCACGATTCCAATCTTCATCATATCCTACCTTGGCTTTCAATACTGGGCTAACCATTGAGTTATCCATTTTGTATTCCATTCCAAGTTCAACGCCATCATACTTTACATCACGTAGATCGCCATCGTTCATCACATATACAGCCATACCTGGTAGAGCCGAGGGTGAGTAAGTTGGTTTAACTTCGTAGTGTGCAGTCCATGTTGATTGACTTGTATTATACCACGTTTTTACTTCGCTGTCAATACTAAATGTGTCAGTCACATCGAATGCGGCGACTGCTGATGCTGAGGCTACTAGTGCGGCCGTAGCCAAAATTACGTTTTTCATCTGTTTTCTTTCTTTGTTTGTTTCGTAAAAAGGTGCCAGTTTCTGTTGACAGGTACTGGCGAACCCCGTACAACTATGCCGCTAGGGCGTAGTCTACAGGAGCAAAATTATCGTTTGCGTTTACTTTAGTTTCTTGCGTTAACGGAGCT